TCGACTAGTCGTCGGCAGCGTCAGATGTGTATAAGAGACAGATTTAACGTAATTAACTACGAGTTGTAGTGTTGATAGAATCAAATATTACAGAATCCTATCGCTCTACTATCTTAGAACCTATTAAATCAGCTAATAGATTTAAGGCAAATTCTTTACCGTCATCATCCATTTTATTTAGCTTATTTAGTATCTATAACTACATTACATATATGTGTTCTAATAGATCTCTACTACTTATATTTTCTAGTACTTTATACATATTTATATTTGTTTAACTACCGCAGTTCTCTCAGCTCAAGTAAATAAAGTAGAGGATGAAGTAGAAGTACTTAAAAATAGAATCAGATAGCTTGAGAATGAAGTTGCTCTGTTAAAACAGAAACCTTAATCTCCAACTCTCTTACTTTGTTTTTCAACATAGTAACTTCATCTTCAACATGATTCAACTATGCAGACAGTACAGCAGTACATCCATTGTAGTTCAGAGATAAATATGGGCGACTCTTGTCCTAGCCTAATACTAACTCTGGATACAATGCTTGTACTTCTTGTGCTATAAAACCTATTGATTGCTTACCATCTTTTACATAGTATCTAGGTATTAGTCTTCCTCTGTAGTCTAATGTATGTATATTACTTTTTAATCTAGCATCTGAGTATGCAGTTACCTCACCAGATGCAACTACGCTACCCGTAAAGTTCCAACTACTACCATTGTAACTAAATATGTAACGCTTGTTAGAAGAGGACCCTATTGATCCACTATTAGTCCACCATATATACCAACTATCATTTGAATGAACTCCAATGCCAAGTACATTGTTAGATGCTCCAATTTCAATACCTCCGTGTGAAGCATTTCCATAGAAACTTCCATACACATTGAATCCTGAAGCACCGCCTGAGTTACCAACTCCTGCACATACTAAACCTCCATGTGTTTCTATATAACTACCAGCATATATTCTACCAGAAGCATTAACACCGCCTAAAGTATGAAAAGCATTTGGACTTGTACTTGCTGTATAAATCTGTTTATCATTATATGCTCTAATCCATGTTGAATCAGTCATATGCCAACCACCGCCATAGGATTCACAATAGAATCCATTACTTCCACCGGCCCTGACCCAACCGGCAGAATATATGTCTGATGTAGTGCTAATCCTTCCGTTTGCATTTAAGGTACGGCAATTCCAGTCAGCAGAAGAATGGTTTGAGTTATAACCGGTCCATATATGGTACATTGTGCCATAACTTGTAGCGTTATGTTTTTGACTGCTTATATAAATAAGAGGAGCACCACCCCTTGAAAAATGCAAAGCACACATATCCGGAACATCAGGACCTTTATATCCATTAATCCATAAAGTATCGCCCCAATATGAATCAGGATTAACGCCTGTCATAGCTACTTTGACACCTATGCCATTATTGAAGTAGACTTGGGGATTTGCTTGTTGTCCTCCAATACAATTAGTTACAAGAAAAACAGATTTGTCTGCTTCTCCAATTAATCTATTTGCATATATATTTCTCCATACATGACCAGCATATCCTAAATCATTAACATTTGTTACATACGGATGAACTCCTCCATTAACAAATAAACTATTAGCAAAATATAAGTTTCTTGCAGGATTAGTTATAAAATGAACATATGACCCATTTTCTGCTCCGATTTTTATTTCAATACCATTATATCTTGAATATAAATGTCCTGCATCTGCTATAAGATTGCCTCCATAAACATTTGTATATCCACTATCATTTATATTTCTAAATTTAAATTCTCCTGAATTTGTAAAATACACTACTCCTGCTGTTACTCCTGGCTGATGAAATCCTATACCTGGATAAAGATTACTACCATTACCATTAACCATCATAGATGTAGCAGTATATACATTTCCTGTTGGCTCTCTGAAATAAGTATTATATAATCTTCCATTAGTATATCCCCAATAACCAACTTGCTTAGCATTAGACATAAATTCTATAATTCCATCAGCTTGCCAATTTAAACCAGTATCATTATCTCCTATACTAAGACTATATGAAGGAGCATCTCCAGCTATTCTATTAACAAACAACTTTCCGTCTTCCATTAATGTCATCTTATATCCTTCTGTTCCATACCACCAATCAAAACTTCTTGAGTCTCTCAGTCCTGCTCCGACAGTCCATATTGGTTTATCTCCAAATCCATTATTACTATTAAAATAACCAATAGAAGCTTGTTGTCCAGACTTATTAACTACACCAAGTTTGCCATAATCTGACTGACTATATCTTACAAAGATACCTTCATTATTACTTCCAGTAGGTCTTATTTCAAAACTCCCAGCTTCAGCCATGCCAGCAGTAGTTCCACTCAAACCTACATCGCAATATCTTCCATTAGTTCTGTATCTTATATAGGACCATCCATTAGTAATATTATTAATTTCTATTCTGTCAGCAGAAGTATAAAATCTACCATTTGTACTTACTGGTTGAACATCTATATCAGAACCTAATACAGAAATAGAATTATTGATTTCAGCATTTTGTATTTCACTACTTTGAGAATTAAAATACTTAACATAAAAAGGAGTATCAGTAGAACTATTATCATATATAATAGTTTTAATTGAATTTAAAGATGCAGCAGATCTCCAACAAAGACCTCCCCATTTAACACCTTGATATGTAAATGTACATAATCTTGGAGCGTCTTGGTCAGGGTCAACACCATAACCAGTATAAAATACTCCTGCATACATTTGTGTAGAACTATATTTCTTTATAAGATTAAATCTAACAGAACCATTTGCATATATACCGTTAGATCTCCTATATATCATTTCACCACTAATATATTTATCACTAATAGAAGAATCTCCAATTCTAATTAAGCCTACTACCCAATGTCCATAATCAGAATAAATATTTTGACCATTAAAATAAATATCAGCTATATTTTTAACATCATCAAGAAATGCAAGTCCTTTCCAGGCGTTCCAAGTTGTTTGCTTCCCATCTCTATAATATGGTCTATTATTTGTATTATTAGTAGAACTTGGTCCAGCTAATTGCCATGTTCCATAATCAGAATTCCATCCTTTTAAGCTTAATATACTATACCATTGATTAGTTGGAGTACCTTGCATAGAAAAGTAAGAAGTAACACCTCTTTCTTGAAAACTGGAAGGATAAATAACCTCATCTCTTCTGTCTACTACTGTAATATATCTAGTTTTGAATACTGTATCTTTATTTCCTTCATACGCTAAAGCATACAAATTCCCATCTACACTCCCATCTGCTTTGAGGAATTGCGAAGAAGTACCTCCTGAAATTTTCTCATATAAATTCGGCAAAGTAATAGTACCATTAACAGGTTTATATACAGTACCATTTAAAGAAATATTGCCACCTCCAATGATGGTTCCATTCTTCCATTGTGAAGTAGCTGAATCATATATAAGCGTTTGCCCATTAGCTGGTGAAGCAATAGTAACATCATCTAATCCAGCAAGAGTAGTAACAGAGGGTTGGGTTTCGCCTAAACCATATGCACTAATTTCTCCTACACTAAAGAAATCGTAGTTAGCCTAAATACTAACGATTCTTCCTTGCGAGTCTTTCTTTATAGTAAACCAAGTATTGAAATCGCTTATATTGAGTTTGCTGTTTAATGCAGACTACAACCCACTAATCTTACTTATCTGTAATGTAGGTATATCACTTTCAGATAAAGTAGTACCAGATACCACTCTACCATACATATCTGTAGTAATCTTAGTGTATGTACCAGCAGTTCCTATTGTACCTAACGATATAGTTACATCTGAAGATAATACTCCGCCTCCAGCAAGTCCACTACCGGCAGATACTCTCCTTGTATTAGGTACACCATCAGTAATGCCATAACCAGCCAATGTAGTAGGCTTACCTGTGATACTAGCCCATCCCCAAGTAGTAGGTTTGTTTAGTAAATTAGCCCAAGTAATATCAGACTTCTTAGCGTAATTATTATTAGTAAGATACTTAGCTAACTCTGTTTCATTGAGACCTACGGCATTCTTATCTATATTTATCCACTTAGTACCATTCCATTGAAGCAATTGACCTGAGGTTAGTTCTGTAAATAGTACATCTTTCAGTTCATACATGTACTGTGCACCTGTTGGTACAGTACCTGATGAATATCCATATGCACTAATTTCTCCTACACTAAAGAAATCGTAGTTAGCCTAAATACTAACGATTCTTCCTTGCGAGTCTTTCTTTATAGTAAACCAAGTATTGAAATCGCTTATATTGAGTTTGCTGTTTAATGCAGACTACAACCCACTAATCTTACTTATCTGTAATGTAGGTATATCACTTTCAGATAAAGTAGTACCAGATACCACTCTACCATACATATCTGTAGTAATCTTAGTGTATGTACCAGCAGTTCCTATTGTACCTAACGATATAGTTACATCTGAAGATAATACTCCGCCTCCAGCAAGTCCACTACCGGCAGATACTCTCCTTGTATTAGGTACACCATCAGTAATGCCATAACCAGCCAATGTAGTAGGCTTACCTGTGATACTAGCCCATCCCCAAGTAGTAGGTTTGTTTAGTAAATTAGCCCAAGTAATATCAGACTTCTTAGCGTAATTATTATTAGTAAGATACTTAGCTAACTCTGTTTCATTGAGACCTACGGCATTCTTATCTATATTTATCCACTTAGTACCATTCCATTGAAGCAATTGACCTGAGGTTAGTTCTGTAAATAGTACATCTTTCAGTTCATACATGTACTGTGCACCTGTTGGTACAGTACCTGATGAATATCCATATGCACTAATTTCTCCTACTCCGTATAGATCTTTTTTGGCTTTGATTCTCCACAAACTAGGATCTGAAGCACTGGCAGATTTATCCCATTCAAACATGTCTTCTAAGGATACAACTCTATCCTCTACTTGATCTACTCTGAGACCAATGTTATTGATCATCTCAGTAACAGTAGTTGCAAAGTTAGGGTTATTACCTAATGCTTCTGCAATCTCTTTTAAAGTGTCTAGAGTACCTGGAGCTCCACCAATAAGGTCATTAATCTGTTGAGTTACATATGATTTAGTGGCATAATTTGTTAGATCTGGAGTAATAGCAGACTGTGGAATTGCATACCAGTGAGAGCCATTGTATGATAGGATAGAGCCTACTGCTGCACCCTATACTTTGTCCCCATCTCTAAGCACATCAGCGCATTCGTATAATGCGCCTGCACCACCTGTGCTTCCTCCACCAGTACCAGCACCATACGCTGAGATTTCTTTATGAGAATATACATCTAATTCAGTATATAACTTACCATCTGCATCTACTTTCCAATACTTATCTTTTTCTAACTAGTCTATAGCTGCCTTTAACTATGATTGTGTTACTACTGAATTAGTATTAGATTGATCTGAAGATACAGTAAAATCAAGTCCTCCGTTACCATTAATAGCAATAGCAATAGGATATACTCCTGACATATTAAGTATATCAGTTTTATTCTTTGCTTCTATTATTAAGGCATCAGAACCGTTTAATCTTACTTTTGAGTAAGCATTCTGATTTACTTCAGCTCCTTCCTAAATACCATCTAGTTTCTATTTCTAAGCATCTGTTAGACCAGTTCCACCACCCTATTGGTAAATAATAGTGGTTCCACCACTTTGTACAGAACCATCTTCTGTAGTCTAAGTAGTAGAACCATTATATAATGGATTAACTGTATATATGTTATTTCTATTCATTTTTATGCTAGTTTGTATGCTGTTATTTCTCCAGTCGAAGTAAGATCTCCATTAACACTTACTCCAGAAGTAGTCAAGCTAAGCTGTTTACTACCGTTAGTCATTCTTACATTTCCACTAGTAGTTAAAGTATTTACTGTTAGATTAGTAGCAGTTCCATTTGTAGACTGTACAAATCCAGTAATGTGGCTTGGATCTATGGTTTTACTAGAGTCTGCTTTAGCTAATTCTTGCCACATAGCAGTAACATCTAGTCCTCCACCTTCTCCTCCACCACCGCTTGATACAGTATAGTTGATCCATTTACTAGTAGTATTGTCCCATACTAGAGATTGTTTATCTAATTTGTTACTTATTCTAACGTCTGACAAATCTTCTAGTTTGTTAACTCCACCACCACCTACAATTCCACTTGCTTTAACATTAGTCCACCTATCACCATCAAACTATAATATGTCATCTATAGCTGCATTCTTGATATTAGTGTCTAACATAGTAGATAGTTTATTCACTTTAGATAGATCTAAAGACAATGTAGCTACCTTATTGGCTATATCAGTTAGAGTAGCATCATAACCATTTACTTTATTGTTCACATTATAGAATTGTGATAATGGAGTATAGGTATTAAGCTGATTGGATATACTTTGAACTGCAAGTGTATTAAGTTCTACTTGTGCTTGAATCTACTTAACTAACTGGTAAAGTTCGTCTATAGTCATATCTTATTAGTTTTTTAATGTGAGCTCTAAGTCTTTCAATCTATTCATATGAAAGATTACTACTCCTAGGATCATCTAATAACTACATTATATGCTCAGCACATACGAAATTAAGCATATACCATTTCTTATAGTTTAGATTTACTTTAGTTTCATAATTTAGACCTGCACCAATTATATACGTGTCTTTATTCATATTGCACAAGATCCATTACAACAGCATTTACACTGTTTGTTACAACCTCTAATTACAGTATTGTAAGTATCTACTGATCTGGATAACTTACTTAAATTTAGCATTCTATCCAAGTCTATGTAAAAGTTAACAGCATTGTCTATCATATTATTCTGTTCTGCATATTCTAACAGATCTTTCTTAAGTATAAATAATGCCATTCTTTCTTTCTACTGTTTATCTAAACAAGTATTACAATGATTAGTTAGAACATCAATTTCTGCATAATACAGTTGATCTTTGTCATAGTAAAAACCAACTTCCTATACTCCATCAGCAGTACTAATAGTAACAGTAAATGCACTTGTAGAAGTACCTTCTTCAAATGGTATACTGATTTCAGTTACACTACCGAATTCTTTTACAGTTGCTTGAGTATGATTAGTAACTACAGCTGAATACGCATTCTTAAAGTTATCTAAGTTATCTACATACACTGCTGTTACATTCATAGCTGACTTCAGCTTGATCTCAATTGTTGTTTCTGTTTTAGTTATTTCCATATTACTTAAATAAAAAAGGGAGTCAGGGTTTTACCCCTAACCCCCTTTACGGTACACTGAAATTTAATATTATGCTACGTCTGTACCAGTAATGAAGCTCTTGATACCTTTACCAAGTACTGTCTCAGCAAGTTTTGTAGTACCTTTCTTAACATATAATTCTGTTAAGATCGGAGTAGTCTTAATGTACTGATTATCATTGCTCAGATACAAGTTATCATTTTCAATAGTCGCATAGTCATAAGTATCACCAGCAACTACTTTTCTAACCTGTTCTACTTCAGGATATGTACCTGTAAATACATGTCCTTTGTAACCCATCTGACGTGCTTCTCTGTCTCTAACTTGTTTCCAATAACCTTTACCAGCTTTACCAGCAGTTTTAACAATAGTTGCACCAGCAACCGCTTTCGGGAAATTGCTCAATAAAGCACCCGGAATTGTTTCGTATAAACTAACTTCCATAGATACAACGCTATATTCATTGATAGAATATACACCTTCGTTGTCATCTTTTTCCATAGCAGTTAAAGTAATAACTGCTTCATTATTAGAAGCTGAAACTCTTCTGTTTGCGTGTTTATTGATCTTTTTAACAAGCGCATCTGCAAGATCTTTAGCTGTTGCAGATGTAGCAAACACTTCGTAAGTGTGAGTAAACTGCCCCGGATCTTCAAACATGTCTTTGTAAACAATACGAAGAACGTAACGGTTTCCAGCAACGATTGTAGCATTTGTCAAAGTAATAACTACTTTTTCCTGAACTGGAGCTTCGTATTCACCAATTACAGCAGACGGATTAGAGTCTTTCTGAATTGCATTAGAAAATTCAATGTTAGCTTTCTGTTCAGTACTGCCATCAGGTTTAGTTACAGTTACTTTATCCTGTGCTACACCAATATACAGCGTACTAGCTTTTACTGCTTCAGCAGCTGTTTTGATAATTTTTCTATCTTGATCAAACATTGCTACATCACCAGCAGCCAAAGCGTCAGCTGTAGTATAAGAAGTAGGACAATTTTTACCGATAAGTACGGTACCAACTCTTGTAATCATAGTTTATATTTGTTTAGTTAAACATTAATTAAGCGCTTTCTTGTTTAACATGCTTACCTTCTACTTTCCTAACTTAAAAGTTTGATTTCCACGTCAGTAAGCGCTTATTCTTTATTCCATCGTACTAACCTCGTTGTTATACGATTGGTATCTTGGATTAGCCTGATTCTCTAAGTATAGCTAAGCTGCTAACTTTACTATCTCTAACTATGTATGTTCAGGCATATCCGTATATTCAGCAAATGGTTCTTTGTGAATATCTATTTTGTTTGGTTTGCGGATGTAACTAATAGTATATTTACTTACTTTATATTTACCATCCGTATATAGTTTAATTAAGTCTCTAGCGATCAACTTAATAGGTCTAGCTTTAGTATAATGCAAATGATACTCTGATAGTGAATTCTCTTTGATTCTATCTACAGTTTCTATGGTACCTTCTATAGTATCTGTATAATGTACTATATAATTACCCTCTTCATCTTTTTCCCAGCAAGGTATATCTACTCCATCAGCAGGCTGTATACCAGCAGTATCACCAAGTAACAGTACATAGTTTTCTGGTAATGTTACTGTATATAGTGAAGGATTTACTGTAGTAATAGCAGCATCTTCAAATGATTCTTCTTGTACTAAAGTGCGAAGATCATCGATGCGCTTTTCAGTCTATTCAAACCCTTCTCTCTTATAATTCATAGCAGAGTAACGAGTCTTCCAGAACTTATCTAGACCAGCATTTAAAAAGTATTCAGTAATAGATGATGTTGGTTTAGTTAGATTATCGTCTAACTTATTTATTTCTATTTCAAACGCTTCTTGCAGGGCAACATTTTTCATAATTAGTCTTGTTTCATGTTAAGACGATATCTAGCCTCAGTAATAAACATTTCTACTGCGCCTTCTACAATCTCCATATGTACGTTATCGGGTAATTCACATTTATTTAATACATTAACGCCATCAACGCCAATTACATCAAATTTCTTTGGTTTACGATAATATACTAAATCAAGCTTCTTAATTACAGTATATTCGTCGTGTATGATATTAATGTAAATATTTTTCTATGTATCAGCATTATTACCAGCATTAAGTACCACATACGGATTAAGCATAATTGCTTTGTTATAGTAAGTAGAAATTATCTTCTCTACATCATCCTCTCTAATAGTCTTGTTAGGAGTAATAACATATTCATTTTCTTTGGTGATCTCAGTCTCTATTTTATAGTTCTTAGAGATCATGCTGTTACTTCTGATATACAGAAAGTAATCTTCAGGCAATTTGACTCTATCAGATACTTTATCAGTATTCTTAGCGTCTTTAGCATCTACTTCGTAAAGACCTCTTACAATCAATCCTTTTAATGCATCTGCATTCTTTTTCTGAGCTCTAGTTCCATCTAATACCTAGTCTTCTTGTAAGTAATTTATTCTTACATATCTTTCAGTATAAGCATTCAAGAAGGAAAAGATAGTATCAGAAGTGAGTTTCTCTTTCAACTCAAAGTCTGGATTCATTAATGTAATTCGTCTTTCGAACTCAACCTACATTTCACGTGCTGACATATTCTTGTAAATTATTTATTTGTAGCAACTACAATATATTATTCTTGTAAATTATTTATTTGTAGCTTAGTTTCTGTACGCCTAGACTCAATATTTTCCAGAGCAATTACTACAGCTCTATTGACTGCTTCATATAATACGTATTCAGGTACTTCTGTAATATCCTTATTATATTCTTTATAATTGATCTTATCAGGATATTTAACATAAGTAATGTCAACAGTATAAGGAGCTTTCATGCTAGTTGTATCTATATATATCTTTAACTAGTTATCAGCAATAGTAGCCTTAGGTGTTGGAATCCAGGGATCGTTATTATAAGTTTTACGGAACCTATCAGCTGCTTTATGATCTACTAGATCTACATTTGCCTAATTACTGCCAAAGTGTAATACTGCATTTACAAAGAACAATCTATTGTTAGTATTACTTGAATCTTTAAAGAAATCAGACATAGTAAGTACATTAGAACTAGAGTCAAAAGTAACAGCTACAGCATTATCAGTTTTTACTAATCTTTCTAAATCTGCTATTCTTTTGACACTACCTTCAAATGCTTCCTGTCTAGCATTAGATCCAGTAAACTTATTGCACAATACTTCAACATATCCCTGCATTAGGAATTGATCAATTTCTTCTGGTGTGAATGCTGGGCAGCCACCAAACGCAACTGCCTTTTCATTCTTATCAGCACCAGTTTTAAAAGCAATATGTAAATCCTTTATTGTCATATTTACTTAGATTTTGTTTCTTGGAGAATGGACATCTTAATATCTTGGTTCTTCTTATCATTCAGATAAGCAATAACATCATCAATTCCATTTCCAATCATTTCTGTACCGTAGAAGTATTGTGTACGATTACGTCTAATGATGTTCTTAGAAATAGCGTTCTCAATTAAGAACTGAGTTTCCTTATTAGGATTGTTGACCCATTTCAGCATAAACTTATTCGGAGACAATTCAATCTGTTCATTCATCTTAGCCTCAACAAGTTCATTAGAAAGGTTATCTGATTTAATACCATACAGACGTAAACACTTACGCATATCTTCAATAGACATCTTATCAAGTTCTCTATAGGCCTCACGCTTAATTTTATGGAACTTATTAGTCTCTTCAGCTTCACTAGTAGCATTAATCAGCAAGTAATCTGTAGCTGCATTCTGTTTATTAATACCGTCTGCAACTCTTTTGTGTCCTTTCAGGAACAGATATTTAAGTTCATCTTCAGGTTTTTCTGTTCTCAAAATAGTATCCTTCTTACCTACTTTGACTGCATATGTTTCCCAGAAAGAACTACTTGGTGACAATGTACCAGGTTCATATCTTAATTCTTTTTCTAATCTTTCAGCGTCTTCAGCTGTTAATCCTGTGTATAAGTTTCCTGATCTAGTCCAGTATGAACCTATATAATCAAAACATTTGTCCCATTTGGTTAAATTTGTCCAGGGGTTTTGTTTTACAATTCTAACGATTATTTCCATAATATTTAATATTAGATTATCAAGTTAGTAAAGAATGCAGCCTGCTAGCCTCAGGCTGCTTCTTCTTTATATTTCCATATATATTTGGCATTATTCCAAGCTCTACCGTTGTCAGGATTTATAGGATTGTGTAATTGCCTCTGTATACCTCTTCTGTCACATCCAGATTTTCTACTAGCTTCTATAATTGATGGAAATTCATTTATTAAGTTACCTTCTTTATCGTATTGACAAACAGTTTTAGCTTTTTGCAATCCGTTTTCTAAAATGGCTTTTCTTTGTTTATCTGTAATTTTTCTAGATTTTCTTGCTTCAATGTCTGCCTTTCTACAAGCTTCAGAGATAGTTGGTTTCCAATCTGGATCTTTAGCAAATAAACTAGAAGATACTTTTTCAGGCACTTCAGGATATTCATGTTTGTAAACCCAAATGTAAGGATTTACTTTTGATCCTACTATATTTTTATGTTTTAAAGCAGATATTAGAGTAGAAGCGGCTATTCCGGTTTCTCTGTGTGCTTCGTTTACTCCGCTATACTCTTTTAGAAAATCTCCATCTTTAGTATATTGCAATACTGCTTTTTTGCGCGTACTACCAATATTTCCAGATTCAAAATATGCTTTTCTGGCTTCAGTTAACACTTTACCAGCTTCTGATAACTTAATTCTTGTAGTTTCAGTAACTTCTCTTCCAATAGCTTTTTGTCTAATTTTTTCTTTAGTTTCTTCAGACTGTTGTCTACCAAAAGTTCCATCACCTCCATCTGTCATATTATACCCTTTTTCATCATTTTTAGAATCGTATAAAGAGATATAATATTGTTCTTTCTCCACTAATTCATCCCAACTATTACAAAAATCTATAACTTCGAATAAGAAATTATCTTTTCCGTATTTGTTAATAGCTTTGTGGATTTTATAAGGGCTTCCGTGCTCAGCCGCATAAATATGTTCTCGAAACCGAGCACTTGCGCCCTTACTTGATATGCCTATATATACTTTATTATTTACCTTGTTTGTTATTTTATAAACGTCATAAGATCGCATCATAATACATTTACTTTAAAGTTATATATTATATAACGTCGATCTATCCGCAAGGTTTCGTTTTTATGTATAAAAAAGGTAGTTCAATTATGCTGCTTCCATGATCAGTTCCCCACACGCACGCGGATCCCTCAACATTATTCCCATTTCGCCCAGGATGTATACAGTATAACCGTCCTTACCATTAGATCTCAGAGTATCTTTAGATTTAGCATATCCAGACGGAGCAACAGCACCACCAGTATACCAAGTAACGAATTCACGATCTTTACGAACTACTTTAACAATGTTAGCTTCACCATCACGTCTACCCAGATCAAGGAATGTCATACGATATGATTCCAGCGGTTTCAGAGTAACCGGATGCAACTGACGATTATAAGTAGTATCATCATACAACGGGAAGTATTTCAGCGTCAATTCGATACCATTAGTCATCTTATAAGTCTTGAACTGACCACCGAAAGTCAAGTTATCACCAGAACCTGTTACAAATACCGTGTCGATCAAGTTCATATTTGTTGCTTTTTCTTTCAATACACGGTCGAATTCACGCATACCCATTTCACCAGTCAAAGCAACAAACTTACGTTCGTTAGTACCAAGACAGTTATAAGACAGGTCAGCTAAGAAATCTTCCAACAGTTCAGCAGAAAGACGAGTATAGTAACGTCTGTTAGACGGAGCAATCTGTTCGAGCAGACCAGCACCAATAAATACCGGACGACCGTTAGAACCCTTCAAGTTACAAGAACCATCTTTGTTTACATTACACTTCATGTAAACCAACATTCTTTCAGTTCTCTTATACCATTCACGAAGTGCAAGCCATTCCTGATAGTCAGCCCACAAATAAGATGTTTTTCCTGTTGCAGGATCTCTCAGAGCAATCGCCATTACATCTGAATAAGCAGAACCTGTGATATCGTAGTTGATACGAACAGTAGTCAGGTAGTTACGCATCTTGAAGTGAGTGCTGTAGTTCAGGATATCACCTTCTTCTGAGTACTCTTCATAAGCAGAAGCAAGACGAGATACTTGACAACCAGCTGTTAACAGATCGTGAGGAATATAAGAAGAAGGTTTACCGTCTGCTACAAAACAAGTATAAACCCACAGGTTACCATCCTGATAAGGAGCTCCAGAAACACGTACCTGGAATTCTTTGTTATCAAATTCAAGAATAGCACCAGAAGCAAACATGTTTTCTTCTAACCACAACATGATAGGTGTATTACCTAAACCAGCTGTTGAAGTAGCACTAATGGCTTCTCCCTGCCATTTTGCATCTCTAATTGTTACGGCTCTATCTGCATCAATCATTACAGGCCATTCCCAAGATGCTTTGTCGATAGTCATTACGTTTCCAAGACCACCGGTAAGCATATCTAAAGAAGTACTATAACCATTGTCTTTTGTACCAAATACATAAGACAATATAGTAGATACCTGATAAGGACTTTGCTGTGAAGCATAAGAGATCTTATTTGTATCAATCAGATCAGAAAATCTTTTGCCTTTGTATAGTACTAAATTATTAAGAATATTATTATCCATAAAATACTAGTAATTTTTATTTATTTATTAATATCATTATACACGAAGTTTGCGTGCAAAGGATGACCATAATGAAGTATCATCTTCTGATGATTTTACTTGTTTCTGTGATTTCTTATTGATACCACTATTATTCTTCAACGAGTTCTTGAAACTGTCTATAGCTTTCTTTTTACCTTCTTTTTTAGCTATGTCTAGCAATGTATCACCCTTCATAGTAAAATAAGCTGACTCAATCAAGTTCTTGATACTCTTAGCATAATCTTTTTGGTATCTAGTTTTGCCATCAGCTTCAGGTCTAAATATGTATTCCAGCAGAACATGTTTATCCTTTGCAGGAATAGCAATACCACGTATATTATCTAGGCCTTTTATTTCCTTGACAACGTTGTCAAAAAATGCCTGTTGGTTCTTTCTAGCAGTCTCTGCCTGCTTTTTCTGATCCTCCAATAGCTGTTGTTTCTTTTCTTCTCTAATACCTTTAAGAGCCTCTAAAGCATCTTCAGCTTCATCTGAAAGAATACCAGCTTCATCATATTTAGTCAGTTTCTTCTCAATCTGTTTACTATTGAATCCTTTCTCTTTAAGGAATTCTTTAAGTACAGCTTTCTGATTTACTTCATCATCTTCAATGTCAATATCATCCAAATCTAGAGGAGCGTCAATAGATAAGTAATCACGAATATCTCCACCATTCCTTACAAACTCGTCTAACTTAGCTACTTCTTCATTAGCATAAGTAGGTACAGATGCTTCTTCAATTACTTCTTGGAAGTACTCAATTAACTCTTCCGCTGTTTGAGGAACTTCGTCTTCATCGTCAATTTCCCAGTTCATCTTTTCAGCTAATGCTTTGAAGAAAGAAGTAACCTATACATCTCCTTCTTCATTGTCATCATCAGAGTCATCTTCTTCGTCTTCGTCTTCCTCTTCAACTTCTTTTTCTTTTTGTTTAGAAGCTTTCTTAGATTTCTTAGGTTCCTCCTTTTCTTCAGTATCCTCTTCGTCCTCTATTACTTCTTCCTCTTCATCATCTTCGATTTTAAGAGTCTTCTTTTGTTTAGCAATATTTTTTACTTGCTCTAACTCTTCATCAGACATCTCTTCAAAAGACTCTTCAATCTTGCTGGGATCTATGTCAATATCATCAGAATTTTTACCTACATTAGGATTGAAATTACTAAATACTTCAAATCCATTCAATGTGTTTTTTTCCATAACTATATTGTTTTATTTTTTCTTTTTTCTACCTTTATTCCATTTCTTCGCATTCTATGCAAAGATTGCTCTTTTTCTTGTTAGAGGATTCTTACTGTGAGTTAACTCTTCAGTAGATTTTCCTGTTCTTTTCTTTAAAGCATTAAATTTGCCCCTGTTTTTCTTCTTTATATGGATACCACCACTTTTATAAGTTGGTATCGGATATATTGGGTATATACTGTCCATTGTCATCACCTTTATTTAATAATTTATTACCGGTGTATGCAGCCCCAATAAAACCAACAGTAGGTATAAAGTTAAACCATCTTCTATATGTTTTAGGATCTTTAAAGGACTGATAAACCATCTTTTCTCCCATACCATCTGGTAAACTGTTCATATACTCTGCTATTACTTTTTCATTTGCATGATCTGCTGAATTCCGCAATTTACCTCTTTTCATCAAAGCCTATCTAGTTTGATTCATGAAGCTTTTAATTTCAGTACCTTTACGTAGATAACTGAAGTAAGTAAACGGATCCATATTTTTGGCTAAGCTACTAAAGTCTTTATAAGTAACTAATTGATTAGGATCAGACAATTCCTATAGTAATTTGTTATTGTTTATATCAGTATGTAACATACCATCGTTCTGCATTATGTCTGTTAGATGTCCTAATTCGTGTCTAACATGTGCCTATGTTGGTACCTCATCTGCATTCAGACTTATTGTGTATCTTCTATAGTCATCAACAGGATCAGTATCTGTACGTCCTATTGAATATTCTTCATCTAATGCTAATTTTGCTTTTGCTCCAGCCATTTCTCTCGATAACCTATCGTCCATACGAACATCTACCTAGTTCATATTTTGATAATCTTCAAGCAGTTTCTTATAAGAACCAGCATAATTAGTTCCATATTTTTTATCTACTTTCTTAGCTCTTTTAATAGTACGATCGTCAATGCTTTCAATTACTCTATTTCTAGCATTGACAGCATCTGAAGAATCTAATATAAAATAATCGTCTCCTTCAATAGCTTTATACATTTCTCTCTGCTGTAAAAGTCTATCCATCTCTTTCTACACAGAGCTTCTATTTACTTTAGGAACCTCACGACTAATTGTACTTGCAGCAGTTCTTTCTGCTCCTTTAATAGCAGCTTTAATTGCCTTAGAACCTTTAGATCCGACTATAGGCAATAGTCCCAAACTAGCCCAACCTAATCCGCTCCAATCTTTCTTAGCAGCTGCATTACCCATTTCATTAACTGTAATTACATCTCCTACTGGAGTTAAATTAGCAAAATCTTCAAGGTCTACAGCAGGCTTTAAAGCACCTGTTGCTATAGGTTGTCCAGTCCAAGGATTTACTCTACGACCATTGTAGAAAGAAGGATAAGGCGGAGATTTTTTAGATCTCGTTTCTCCACCAGTTGCATAATTATCTATCGTATTGTATGTGTTTACCCCAGTATTACCCAACTCACCAATTTGCCTTAATGGTTTAGAAAGATCACGATAACGACTTAATACTGCACCACTAGAGAGATCTACCCAATTACTTATATCAGTTGGATCAAACATAACATTTACTACGTCGAATCCTGTATCTAACGCATTTGACGGTAGCACATGTTTAGCAAACGCTTGGCCTAAGGTACTAGCTTTATTACCATTTAATAATCGAGTTGTTGCCCAACCACCTCCAGCTACAATACTCGCCAATGCTGCCGCTGTACCAAATGTCTTATTGATACCACTACCTAATTTTTTCCAATCTTCTGCTCTACGTTCAGATTTCTATCTTTCCCAATGTTCTTCAGGACTTAAATCTCCATCACCATCTTTATCCCATTTCTTCCAGGAATCATCAGGTTTCCCTTGATTTATAGTGTATACTCGTTTAATGGGCTCTATAGACATCTTTGGTTTCTCAACAGGGTGGTCAGTTCTATCATCCTTAAAGTCCCAGTAGCCTTTACCGGGGTTCTACTCCCGGTAGGCTTTTAACTGCTTCATCCTTTCTTTGAATGCTTTTCTCTCTTCAGGTGTCATGACTTACTCCTCGCTGCTTCTGAATTTGTTTTATTCTTCAATGCAGTACGTGCTTTCAACTATTCACGTCTATAGGCTTCTTCATCCTTCTACTTCTGTAGCTATGTCTCATGCTTCATTATATCTCTTTCCAGCTGTATCTTCTTCTACTCAATATCACGTTTCATCTCCATTTCTCTACGCTTATTATTGAGTTCTAACTGTTTAGCAGCTGCATCAGAATCAGCCTTTTGACGCTCTATAGCTTGCTTGCCTATTTCCAAAACATCAGGTACACCATTTTGATCTTGATCCATATCTTCAGTACCACGATAAGCATTCAACTGTGCAACAGCAATCTTAGTAGCATTATTCTGATCTATTTCATACTTCTTGAGATCCATCTCTGCTTCTTTTATCATCAATTCCTCTTCCTTAACTTCATTCTGCATTTGGATCATCTGCTGTTCTCTCTGAGCTTGCTGCTCTTCCAAAGCTTGCTGCTGTTCCATACGCTTCTGTTCAATATCTTCTAAGCGATTCTTAATCATATTAATGTTGTCCATTGTAATGATTTCAGCAATGTCTAATAGACTAGCACCATTTTGCATAGCAGGCTGCATAAGCTGTTTAAGAGCTTCTAATTGTTGCTGATTCTTAGTAGAATCATCCAAAAAGATATCCATATCTTCATAGAAGAAGTCATCAGTAAGAGTCAAGAATGCACGTGTAGCATCATCTAATACATAATGTATACATCTCTTATCACCATCTTTCCATGCAAACTTGGCAGTATTGAGTAACATGCTTAATACTTCTTTCTTTACTTGATTGTGAACCCAGAACAATGGTTCAGTAATGTGAGCAGATTGTACTACAGATCTTTCAACATTGCCTACTAATTCATTAGATGAAATTGCTCCTTCTCTTTGTTTGGTAACACCAGTAATCTCAGATACCATTGATTCAATCTTATCCATCAGGTTAATGTATTGATCAATAGTATTAGCCATAGTAAGATCTAATGCGGTAATCTGATTGAACTGTGATGGCTTACCACCTTCTCTACCAGGTATATCCCATCCTTCTTCATACGGATTTACAAAGTTAACACCTAAAGCACCTAAATAATGCATCCATTTTGCTACATCAATATTCATACTTTTAGGTATCTAAGTAATATCCATAGTTACCACTTTACCTTTATCTCTAGCCATTGCTAGTTCAAGTCTATACCATATTACAATATACATATACTGTAATGGTTTCATCATACTAACCAAGGACCTAGGAGAACTATTGGTATTGTTGTATACTACGCCAGTATAAGGCAGTTTTTGCGAATTAGGGTTATCAGCTGAGATATGTTGATACTCAACTGGCTGTATACCTATATACAGGTCTTCTCCAACTCTGTATCCTTCCCATACTTCGATAATCCATGTCCATTCTACGTTAACTTCCCTACCTGTAACTTTATAACTTTCATCTACTTCAAATTCTTCTTCTACCCCAGTTTCAGGGTTAATAATAGTAACAAATCCAATCTTCTTAAACGATTTCCAACAACAATGCCATACATTGATATTATCGGCGTTTTGAAATGGGTTAGAACTAAAACCATTAATAGTTCTAGTTTTAATATGCGGATAGTCTAAAGATGTCTTACGAACCTGTGGATTCAGTCCTCCTCTAGTACCATCATCCATCATATCCAGCAATTCGTTTAACTACTTCTCTGACATTTTATCATAGAATCTGTCATAGATCTCAGTAGCAGACATATTCATTTTACGACAGCACCAAGATGCTTCGTGAATGAATTCTAAATCAGCAGATTGTTCATAACTGAAACTCAGTGGATTTACTCTTTCAACATAAGGTTCCCCATTGATTACTCCTACATAGTAAATCTCTTCTCCAGCTATCAATGCATCCTTCCACCCCTTGAAGAATTCATGTGTAACATTTAACTTCTGCTTCAAATAGTTTAGACTATGCTGTGCTGCAATTTCTGCAATATCTTTATAATCTTTTGTTAAATATTTCTGTATCTACTCAGGTGTCATTATTTCACCAGACTGCAAAGCCTCTTGATATCTAGCCTACTCTTCAGGACCAAGTTTAGACATAATAGATGCCTATACATAATCAATAAGTAATTGCTTAGCTTTATCCTATAGATTACTAGTAGCAATATCACTAGTTCTTACTACTCTAAAGTTGAACGGGCGCTTAGTCTCTTCTCCAAGTAATAGATCTATCTTTGGTTTAATAATGTTATAATCCTAAGCAGTTGCAGGAAACCCATCATCTTGTTTAAATGGGTTAGTAACATACTTTAGATCTTTTTCATTGTATATACTATTATACAGATCATAGTATGTCTGCATCTCTTCTTCCCTACTCCTATTATTACCATTTCTGGAAGAGGCACTGTGACCGATAATATAGTCTACGCAGTTTTCTTTCCATTCCTTGGTCTTCTTAGACATAGGTACTTTCTATGCAGGAAATATGTTAATGTTATTCATAATTAAAACGTATACGTATTTGAATCATTAAATAGGTTAGGCATACTTGGTTCATCTGACCACTGTTGCGCAAATATTGGTCCATCAAATAATATCCTATTCCTATTCTCTTTAGTCTTTTCTTTAACAACTAAATTATGTAGTTGCTCTTTATAAATCATTAGCTATATTAACGCGCACACTCTATCGAAATTGCCTTTGTCATTATAACCTATAAGTTCTTCCAATAGCGGTTCTGATAGTATCTTGGTTAAGTTCTTTTTGCCTGGAGCATACTCTTCATTAAGCCAATCTTTTATCATACCTTCACCCCAGTCCTTAATCTACTTATTGATATGGCAACCCTTCCTACGCTATACTTTAGAGTTACCGACAATATCATTAATGATGTCAGGTTGATCTGCTAGTAAGTAGTCACAATGTTTAGCAGTAAAGTATGGGAATATACCTTTACGCTCATTTTCATACATTAATCTAGCATTGTAGTAAAGCAATAGTTTACGTGCATTCTCGTAGTATTCTTCTGCCGTAGAAGGCCTTCCAGTATACTCAGCAACGATTATATCATAATACTCTTCAAAGCTCTAGAATCGCTTGTAAATGAACATAGAGCCTAATGAATTAGTACCAGCCTAATCATGGTCATATGGGTCCATACCAGCTATGTATAATCCAACAGGTGCATCCTACACTGGGTGTTCCCATATTACTATTGAACCAGTAGGATCATCATCTTTACTTAACGGATATTTAGTAATATCGCCTCTCTTCTTAGGTATCCACTTAAGTAAACCATCTTCACCAAATACTAAATCGCCTACTTGTTTATGATTTTGTAGGCTACGATTGGTGCGAATCATAGCTAAATGTGCTTGTAATTCTTTCTTAGGGAAGATATTACCATTAAATTCGAGCATTGCTTCAGCAGGTGTAATAGGTCGCTCTGCTACATATCTATCTACAGCTGTAGTGCTAGTAGCATTTTCTATTACATCTCTACGTAAGTCTAATATTCTGTCTATAGACTTTTTATGCAAAGTATTACCATCTACATCCATATACAGACGATTACCATTATCGTCCATATCAGATATATTAGTATACTGTGGTACAAAGAATCCACACGGTTTATCTCCTGGGTTTTCATCCCATATATTCTAGAAGCCTAAACAGTTATAACCTTTAGGATTGTAGAACATATCCTTCAATGTATCAAATGCTGAAGACGGATCACCGCCAGTACCAAATGCCAACATAAGACCATATGCTACACCATCTTGTTCTACAGAAGGTCTGGCAATCTGCCATGCTGCACCTAGTTCACTAAATGAACCTGCTTCCTCAAATAAGATAAGCTTACCAGATTTACCACGTACTACGTCAGGATTGTCTTTTAGAGTAACACCAATGATTTCGGATTTGTAACCTAATTCTATTTCATTACCATACTCGTCTTTAACATTAACTGCTGCACGTTTACGCATCTAAGTATTAACAGATCTTTTCTTACCCCAAGCTGTATTCTTATCAATAAAGTCCATATAGTCCCACGCTTTAGTAAGAATACCATCTTCGGTAAGATACTGCTTGTTTGACGCATATATGTATGTTTTACTATCCGGTATTAGATAATAGTTACGGCAAGCCATAGCTGCACCTTTAAAGGAGTAACCACGACGTCTGGCTTTTAGTACACACATATGTGTACCTGATTCTTCAGCTTCCTATATAGCAGTAAAGTAATAGTAATCATAATCCCAGAAATCAGCAAATTCTACTTTTTTTACTTTACGTTTCTTTTGATTACCAAATCTATCTGTATATGTTTCATACACTACTCTAGAGATAGGACAATAGTTCAAATAAAAATAGTTATACCCGCTTATCCAATCACCGTCTTCAGCAGTATAACCATCTATACAATATTTAATTTCCTTGTCCCAGAATTGAAAATACTCTGTAGTATTCTTAGGGTAGGAACAATAAGAGCCAGTCTCTATGTACTATAGAGCTGGCTTTCTGAACTTATTGCTATTCTTAATAGGCTTATAAAAATCAATCTTGCTTACTATCTATCTGTCTTCCATTATCTTCTTTTCCGAATATCCAATCCTCAAATTGTTTACGTCTATCTTCACAATATTTTTTCCATACTAAGTAATCACTTTCCCACATCCAATCACCAAGTATATCAGGATAGTCTTCTTTAAGTAATACCTTATCTTCCATATTTAAATATTGAAAAGGGAGGTATTTAACCTCCCTAAATGTTGCGGGAGTTGGACTCGAACCAACGACTTCGGAGTTATGAGCACCGCGAGCTACCAACTGCTCTATCCCGCCATAATAGAGTTATACCACTAACTCTATAAAAGTGCCTACTTACGATTAGGACCATCATTAGCTGTGTTTACTATTGGATCAAATAGTAAGTGACTTAGGTGGTTACGTTGATGCGCGCTCATCTTCAATGTTTATTGGTACTCCCACTAAGATTCGAACTCAGACTAAGAGGGTTAGAGCCTCCTGTGCTAACCATTACACCATAGGAGAATATATGCTTGACTTCTTTCAAGACACTCAAGCTATGTCCAGTCATAACTTTACTATTGAATAGTTATTTCTTCAAACTACGTTTTACAGGTTTAAAGATTCTCTTATACCACGGAGAATGCAACAGATCTTGGCGTTTAGCTTCACATTCTGCAATAGCTTCAAAAATATCTTTATTCTCGTCTGTAAGATCCAGAACTACGTCCGGCATTGTAAAATTGTTCTTCATATTATTTTCAGTGTTAATACTCAATAAAACGCTTAATTTTATACTAGTTTCCATGTAATGTTTTTTTTAAACAAATTAATTTAATTCATAAGGATTAATCTCAGCATTACCTTTTACTTTAGTACTAGATAACTCTTCACTCTTAACTGCTTTCTCAAGTAAGTCTAATGATTTATAAACATTGCCTACACTTGTCATGCCAGCTAGAATATCTTTAATCTTCTTCTCGTCTAGTATTTCATCTAGTGAATCTCTATAGTACTTACTAATACTATCTAACTTCAATCGCATATTAGTTAGCATCTGTAAAGTATTAGTATTTTGAAATCCTATGAATTCTTTTTCACATTGTATTTCATCTGGAGTCAGCTTATAATTAGCATCACCTAGTAGTTGTTTCTTAAGCCTTGGTTCAATATTCTCTTTATCAGAACTAAGTACATATGGACTATCCCATTTATTCTTTAATACTATGTAACTGATTATATTAGTAGCATGCTCTTTATCAGGCTTATCGGCATCCCATACCTTTTTAAAGCATGGGATACCTAAAGCATCTGAATGTATTACTACTTTACCACCTAGTATATCAAATAATTTCATATTTTCCTAGTATTCAGATAATACTCTCTTGTAAGTCTATCTACTATTTCTATAGCTGTATCCAGTGGGCAGTTGGGATTTACATATTCAGGATTAGTTCTATACTTACAGATTATCTCCTGATACTTCGCTATTTCCTGTTGTAGACTCTCCAGTGTTATGTTCATTTTTTGCTAATTCTTTAGTTTCTAAGATCAAATCTGTACCACTTTTCTCTTTCTTATCAGTACTTCCATAGCCATTTTCACCTCTATCAGTACTACTTAATTCTTCTACAAATACTGGTTCACCATGGAAACAAGGTACAATTACAAGCTGACCAATCTTTTCACCAATTTGGTATACTCTAGGCAATGCATCAGTAGTAAGTTTGAACTTCATCATTAATTCACCAGTATAACCTTCATCTATAACTCCACAACAATTAGTCAACATTAATGATTTTTTTGCTACAGAACTACGCATCATAAGTAGACCTACATATCCTTTTGGAATTTCTACAGCAACATCAGTATGATATACCAGTATTACTTTATTAGCCTCATCCAATTCTTGTGTTAATCTGGTAGCCGTAATATCATAGCCTGCATCTGTTGCGTGAGCTTTAACAGGTAATACTCCTTGCGATTCTTTAATAATTGGAGTACCGTTTTCATCTACTCCTTCAACATAATTAAGTTTCTTAAATTTCAATACTGATTCTTCAAATTTCATTGTCTGTTCCATTATTATTTTCTTTATTTGTGTAATTAATTAAGTAATTACTAATTCTTCCTGCAACCCAACCAACTAAGTAAGCATAATGTTCATTACCGTGCTCATAGTTACTTTTAACTATTCCTAAGTAATCGAATATGCCATCTGCAACATGAACTGATTCATGTGGAACTACTTCAGATACTGTGTTCTTAGCTAATTTAGTATTAATCAAAACAAGTAAGCCAACTGCTCCTGTTTTCTTTTCTCTAACACATACTGTTACACCATCTACATTATCATTTGATACTACGATGTCTCCTGGATTTTGATCATTCGAAGCATCTTGCATTGTATCATAACCGTCAAACAACTTATTAGCTTCATTCAAACATTCTACTGTTCCAACATATAAATACACCGGATATATCTCAGGATCATATGCAACTATTTTAGCCTTCGTTTTCTTCATTTAATCTTCTATATATATTTGCTATTACTTCATTACTTAACATATATAAGTAACAGTAAGTATGATCATCAAGGTAATATTCTTCATCAGGAGTAATTATTCTATTACTTTTATCATCTAATTGTATCTCACATTCTTTATGTAAGCCTATAGGATAAGACATTTTATAATAGACCATTAACTCAACTAGCTGTGTTCGCAGCTCCTAATTTAGGTCTTTTACTTTCACTCTTCTTATCGTCTTCATACTTCTTCTTAATCTTTATCTTACCTAAGTAAGAGAACATCAGTGTTCTAGTATCTTCTTCATCTGAGATTACCTTATTAGCAAACATAAAAGGATGATTGCATATTACTTCTATTACTTGATGTGGTAGGTTGTATTTCTTACTTAGTTGCTGGTATATATTCTGTGTATTCTTTTTCATCAGAAAGATGTCTAATATTGTAGAATCTATTAGTAAGTAATTGATTTAATCCTTTATTGCTATCTACAGTATTTGGTCTGATAGTATTAATAGTAGCTAAAACATCCTCAGCTCTGTCTATCCAACCTAGACGGTTAAGTAACCGTAACTTAGTTACTTCTTTGTTAGAGTATTTCTTCTTTGGTTCTAACAGTACTAGGCGAGATGTTCTTGGATTACCAATCATTGACATTGTTTCGTCGAATACGTAAAACTTATTATAATCTAACTTTTTTCTAGTAATAAATGACCAAATCTTTTCATACCATTTATATTCTTTACCTAAGAATATAGTTCCTGGTTTAACTTCAATTTGTTTCATTTTTCAATCTTAATATTAAAGTGATCTGAACTCTATCACCAATTATTTCAGGTATAATTGCTTTATTAACAGTAATTTCATCCTCCACTTTTCCTTGCACTAACAGACCTTTTTCTTTGAATCTCCCTATATATCGACTTAAATTGTCTGGAGTAATTCCAAGTTTTTGTCTGATATATTTTCTATTCTCTGTATTAATTACATTCTTACTATGACCAGGGAGCTTTTCGTAATTAACGTCTAGCTCGACTAAAGTAGTCATAAGTTCTAGCTCCCTGTCAGTAAGTTGCAATACTCCATTTAGAGAAGTAAGGAATTCTTTGTAAAGGTCAGTCTTATTGACTTGCTTTACCAGTTTATTCATTTTGCTAATTCCTTAATTTTATCAAGCAATTTGGTCATATTATAATAAACAGTCTCTGCTTCTACTTTAACACAAGTAGGGATAAGACCTTCATTATACTTGCTCAATACTTCATCTAAATCACTATCGTATTTCTGAAGCATTGTATCACAGAAATCTTTGATAGCTTCAAGTCTAGTATCATTGTTGGATGATTTCATTTCAAGCAAATAACCTTTCTCAACCAATTCATTTGCAGTATCTTCATCTACAGCAACAAATCTACTACTGAATTTATCCTGAACATTAAGAACCAACAAACCCTTTTCATTAGGCTCAAGCATATCACCTTTACGCGCTGCTGCAAATGATTTAATTACTTTATAACTATTCATATTATTAATCTTTTTTATTTAAACCTTTGACTGCTAGTGTGATCATAAGAGCACATAACAGTACTACTAGTATGTCTTCCATAACTGACTATAAAACGAGAGTGTAGCAACAATGTTAATTTTAGTTAACACATTTTAACATTTAAAGTATAGATAAAATAAAAGGTAGCTTTGAAAGCTACCTTTAAACAATTAATTTTTATAATCATGAAAAATTTAACGTGCCATTATTTATTAACTACGGCAATCACGTCATAAGGTTTAACCAACTGACTATTCTTATATAAATCAAAGTCTTTTGCAAACTTCTTGTTATATACTATAGTACTTCCAACCTTGTATGTAGACTCTTCAGGAGTAGTTAGACAAGTAGGTAACGCAAGTACCACACCCTTTAAGAATTCAGATTCAACATCTTTAGTCTCTGTCTTAGTTTCATACTTCTCAAATCCATCTTCATCTTTCTCACCTGTTGGAATTTGTGTAATGATATCTTTCTTAACCATTACTGGTTCTAAAGGCTTAACTAATACATCTTTCTCAAATGTATATTCCAAGTTGTTTACAACTGTTTCTAGTATTTTATCTTCCATGTAATTATAAACGTATTATTTCTTAGTATGTTTCACTTCTTTAAGGATATTCCCACCATTTGAGCAACAAAAGTGCACAGCTCTAGAAGGACACTTTGTTAGATCACCAAATGCACAGCCATCACAACTGCCAGATTTATTAGCTTCAATTAAGTACTGTTTACTATTTATCTCAACTGGTATATTATTCTTAATAATCTCAGCTAACTCTTTATCGTATATGTACATTACTTTTTATTTAAATCTAAAATTACTTCTTTGAAAATATAACCCTGAGTACAGTAAGAGGTTCTATTTGCATCACATCCTGTATTCAGGAAAGCACAACCTTTACAGCTACTTTGATCTGTTTCCATTACTAAGAAAAAGTCTTTGCCGTTTACATCTACATATTTACCTGGATATGCAATTGGTCGTCTCTTACTAGTATTTAATATCTTATTTGCCATAGTATATAATTATTATAAAGTAATTAGTAAAGTAAGAGTAGATTATTAGTTAATTAGTATGTATATACTATGTAATTACTAACCCCTCTTACTCCCCTATAAACGTATAAGTTCTTACTTAGGTTGTACTAACTTGTACTATAATTAACAGTTTTTAACTATTTACTTATTGCCTTTTATGTAATAGTTAATGCTTGTTAATGTGTAGATATACTGCTCTCTTTACTACGTTTTATATGTGTAACCAACCAAGATTGATATGATAAACTTAATCAAGGGTAGAGAATTACTTAGTACAGTAGCAGATGACATAACTAATAAAGTTGCACAAAAAAGTAGAACAAATTTTTTTATATTAAAAAAATTTTTACGAGTTATTTTGTGTGTGTGAAAACTAAAAAAAAATAATTTTTAAAAATAAATTTGGGGTATTTCTATGAACACGAAAACCTGCACATAAATCACTCCCCGGGATATAGTAATGGGAGGAACACCCGTAGGTATCTAAACAGAGGGTAAAAATTCTTCCCTTTCAAAGCTATGCTAACAAGAATTGTAGACGCGAGAATGGTAGATTTGCAAAACTCCAGTGTTTCACAAGCGGTTTATATTAAAGCTGTTGAGGAAACCGCAAGTAGTTCAGAAAAGAAAGAACTCGTAAAGAAAGACGCAAAAGGACGAAGGATATTTAACGCTAATGTGTTGAATAAATCAATGTTTCCGAACGTTTTTCATACTGTGTTATTTCCTGAAAATGAAGAACTTGTTGAAATGTTTCGCGAAATCGTTGAAGAAAACGAGGACAAAGAGGAAAATGAACGTGATTATCCAATGATCCACTTGTGTAAGGAAAATGTACCGGTTAGTGATATTTCCGGCTCTGAGTACATTATGCGCTATACACGAGACGACGACGACGGTAATTTCCAAATGGGTGACGTTATATTGGACGACGACGGAAAAGTTAAACTTTTTGACCAGGTGACAGTTGTTTTGCTTTGCAACGACGACGACGAACCAGTAGAAAACGCTGTACGAAAAGCCCGTAACCGCTACAAACAAAACATGAAGTTTGACGACGAATTCGGTTTTGCAGTGTGGCAGACATACGAGGAATACCTCGAGGAAGAAAAAGAGAAAGCCGAAAAAGAAGCCCGTAAACGTGGAAATAACAACGATGGTGGTTCTGAATTTGCAGATAGAGCAAATGCACGTAACAAAAACAACAATTCCCAAAGTGGTAACAATCGTAGACGTTAAAAGTGTTAGGTGTGTGAGTGAGTGGATAAGACTATTCTCTCCTCCACACCTTTTAACATTATCGACAAACGCAAAAAATGTTGACAACTTAATATATGGCTCTTGTTTCGAACGTTCCTCACAATAGCTATATGTCGACATAGCACTTTTTTGGAGTAGCGTAAGCTACGGAATAACATAAATTTTAGATACCTACGAGTATTCTAAACCTTCATCATATATATCATTAACCAAATAGTTTGAAAGCGTATATACTCAAACTTTCCTAACAATGATTCTTTAAATAGAGAACTAAGCGATAGTGAAAACCTATGTAAGTCTTAGCGTGGTTAGGTAACATAGACCACCGAAGTGAAGAGCTTGTTACTATCTGCTTATAGACCAGAGAATAATAGTCTATATTGTGTTCTACGAGATTAGAACTTTGCACTTGAGCGAGATTCAAGTAACACTACGTGAAATGCAGTCGTAGTGACATGCTGGAAGTTTTCTAAGGCTTTTGATGAAATTACAAAGCCTTTTTATTTTTGATACAATCTGACTAAAGACATCTAGTTTTCTTACTTAAGCCTTATCGGAGGTGCAAAATGATAGAGGAGTAATAGCCTACTGAGTAAGTTTTCTAGATGTTTTTTAAAAAGTGTAACTTAATTCAAAATGATATGAAAGAGAATAAAGACAACAAACAGTCTATCCTAGAAGAGATATTAGAACTTCTATGGGAAACCATTGCGATAATTATGGGTATTGCTCCTTTTTTATTAGGAGTATATGCGCTAATCAAATGTATATTTGAGGCTATCTTTAGGTAAGGCGAAAGCCTATAATTTAATATTATCAAAATATGAAACGAATAACAAATTACGCATTGGATTGCCTTATAAATCAAGGTATTTCAAAGGAACACATTAAGAGTCTGGTTAAAGCAATCGAGAACCAGACGAGGGACAATATCTTGACACCTGAGCAGGCTATAGAGATATTGTTAGATGGTGTAATATATGAAGAAGAGTTACATCAACAAACTGTACTTGACTCTAATGCTTACAACTCTGGCAGAACAAAGGCATATGAATTTATGTCAAAGCTAGCAGCTAAAACAGAGGCTGATTTGGAAAATTATATTACTAATACAGCTTATCGTTACATAAAGAATTCAAGTAGTATAGGAAAATATCATCTGTACATCCGTTTACCTGTATGGACAGGTGTTACTGAAGCAGATGTATATAATATTATACAGAATACCTGTGAATTCTCAAATTCTTTTATGGAATTTATTAAAGCTAATATATATGGTAAAAATATTAACTATCTATTTACATTAAAAGACTGCGAGACTATTTTTGCTAAGATAATATCCAAAGTTCCTAGTAAATTCTGGAATGACTGTATGGTTATATATACACTGGGCAAATATTACAGTATAGATCACGCTGCTAAAGAGTGGTTTGAAGAGTAAGTCAAGATAAAAAATTAATTTAGCTACTGTTATTTTTATAGCAGTAGCATATGCTAGTTTGGCGGAATTGGTAGACGCGCATTTCCATTGGGAGTGTGGAGAAATCCATCGAGGTTCGAATCCTTGAACTAGCACTACAATCAAGCGTGATTGTATGTATTCGTTTTATTAACTCGATAAAAGGAGAACTCTTAATAGCAAATGCTACTGTGAAGTAGGTATTGCTATTTTTATTTGTAAACATTTATAATTATAAATATACAGATATTATGGAAAAGATTATCAAAATCAAAATTGGAGACTGTAAGAACAGACTCGAGCCGATCAAAGTATTTAACCAACATGCAACTGCTGGTATCTCTAACTTTGGTTATACTCTTATGATGTCTAAACTACAAGCAGGAGAAGAAATAACTTTAACTGTTGATAGTGAGACTGCTATTAATAAATTGCAACATCTTGGATTAAATGTAGAACCACTATGAAAAGGAGTTATATCCTGAATAATATTAGTATTACAATTATATTGATTCTTATTACTACTCTAGGTCTTATATATTTACACGATCGTCATCCGAAAGTGTATAATTATATTGAGATGAAGAATACCTATAAGAATTGTATAATAGTAGGAAAAGAAAACAAGGATAATACATACAAATTGAAATTATGCAATCCGTATATACACGAGAATGAATTAAGAGTAGATTATGTTATACTTGTTAAGGACTACATTTATTTCAATAAATTCATAGGAGATACAATCAAGTAAAAAGAAAAAAATCAACTAGAGAGGAGTATAAACACAGATTGTTAGTAGATATGCCATATGTGGTATTACACGTACTTCTAAGAAACAAAGCCTTAGATTTGTACTGTAACAATGTCCTTTCTGCCAAAGCTAACTGTTTTGGTGGTGAGCAGCGCTATCTTTTTATGACATATCCATTAGTATGGATAGATGCTGCATTCTGTTGGGAAAATTCTCCCGAAGGAATGATGTTTTGGTCTAATATATTCGACCAAGTTCTCATAGAATTAATAAACCAATAGCTTTATGAATAAGCAGCATGTTTGGAATTCTAGATCTTGGATGCAGTGCAAACGAAACCTAATAGGAGGCAGATATGCATTAGTATATAGTAATCTAAATAACTTAATTCAACACAATAAGGAAAGTGAATTCATGGAACTTACTGATGAAGAAATTAAGTACATTCGAAGGGCTATGAAAGCTTTAAATCATCTAATCAAGATCAAAGAAAAGAGCACAAGTATTGTGCTTGATAAGTTCAATAAAGTTTAACAATTTAAAACCATTATCAAGATGGAAATGAATGACAGACCGCCTTTTAATAAGGCGTGGCTTTGGGTAATCTTAATTATGATTATCGGTGCCATTGTTTTTGTCGCCTTACATTGGAATGTAGGCGAAGTTAAGAACCTATTCTCGAAAGAGAAAGTTTCTACAGAATCAGTACAGCCTGAAACAGTAGTAATTCGTGATACTATCGCGATGCCTACAGTTGAGGATGTATTGTTAGCTCGTGAAGTAACTAAAGAGCAACACAGGAAAGATTCTGTATTTATGCAAATGCCTAAAGCTGCACTTGCTGCGGTATTGATGAAGATTGGTACAAATTCTACAATTAAGGAAATAGTAGAAGAGTACGAAAGTAACATTAGTATCTATAGTAATGTAATTTTAGGTGCGGAGATACAGGATAAAATATTACAACCTGACTCTTTAAGGCCAAGGCCAACTACTTAAGAGCCTTTTTCTAACTGTTATGCCATTGTAGCGGTTCGTGAGAATAGCTACAATATTTCTTAATCTATCTTAAATTGCTTTAAGTCATCAGAAAATGACAAACCTGTGGGGCGTAAGTAAGCGTATGGAAACTCGGATTAGTCACCGTTCACGAAGATGTACTCGTGACGCGCAAAGAGTTGTTACATCTCTAATTACTTATGATCGTGCGGACGTAAAAATCAGGTAGTTAGTAAGATTTCATTTCCACGTGATTTCTGCATAACTTTAAAAGTGTTTAGTGGGCGTTAAGATTAATTAGTTACAAGTTAATAAGTTAGTATATGTAGCAAACGTGGTATCTGCATAATACCAAGACAAAGAGCTGTCTTTATTAACATTCTACTATTGTGCAGAATAGTAGACGTCATCAAATTAGTATTAACATTAAAAATTTAAATATTATGTAAAATGAATAAATCAAACAAGTTAAAATCTGTCCTAAAATGGATTAAATCTTATTTTAGTATCCAGAAAAGTAAAGAGGCATACTGTGCAAGGCATGGTCATGCTTGGATTAATAACTTTGATCCTGAGAATGTTGATGGAAAGAAGTTAAAGCAGAGAATTTACTGCACTCGTTGTCATCAGAAATATCATGAACACGAGTATTGTGTGCATCAAATCGGAAAGAATATTTCCAAGTAAATAACTTAAATAACATTATCAAAATGGAATTAATTATTATTGCTGTTCCTAACAGGATTAGCGAAGACCAAGTAACAGAGCTTGGGGCTAAATTAGCAGAAATGCTGAATGTCAGTACAATTGGTATTAATGTACTAAGTGGTGAAGATTTACTGCCAGGAGGTGAATGCATGAAAGCTTGCACAGACATTGAAGACAGTGAGTTTGTCAGAGCTTTGAAAGCAGTCAATGAATTGATTGATTTTCACAGTGCAGATATCACAAACAGATTCCTAGAATGTGTTACTAGTAATTTGATTGAAATACCTGTACTAAAAGCACTTGCTACAGGACCAACATCCAAAAGAGATCATGCTGTAAGCATGGACTTACATGGTGCTTATTACAGTAAATTGGCAAAAGGATTATTAACGATTCTTACTACTGACAAAAATGGGAAAAACCTTTAAGGACTCATATCCAGGCTCAAAGCTTTCTCAGAAAGCTCAGGCATGAAAACGTTCAACTAAAAAGATCCGTAAAATGGATCCGTATGACCGTAGAAGTGCTTTGCAGAATTGCAATCAATGATCGGATTACAGTTTACAATTTTTGAACTACAGGATTTCCGCCAGATAGACTGTAGGTTTTTTACTCAACTAAATGTTAGTAAATGGTGAACCAGTCCCCCGAAGACTACAAATATACCAAACCCCTAAAGGAAGCCACAAGCGTGAGCTAGAGTACTATGGACTATACAACGGTCAACCCTATAATAGGGTCAGGAGAAGGAAAAGGGTTATCTACGAATAAGTATTAGAAATAAGTAGAGTAGTCTTCTTTTTTGAATTTCATTTAAATAACTATATTATTAACAATTAAAAACTATCAAAGTATGAAAACAAATTTATCTTTCTGTCTAATGACAACCGCATTGTTGTGTGAAGAGTTTAACCCTGAAACTTTTTGTGGCGCAGCGGATTCGTTCAAATCACTTTCAAAGAATGCAGTAGAAGCTGCAAAACAGGAGATGGCTACAGAACGTGAACAGCTTGCTAAAGATGAAGCAAAACGTCAGCTCATTATCGATGAATACTCACAGAGTCGTACAGCCATCGAGGCTCGTTACAAGAGAAAAACGGGTGAGCTTGAAGTTAAATATCTGAAACTGCAAACTGAGGAAAATCGCGCGTATGCTGCCGGTGACAAGGATACGGACGAACACCGTAAGAAACTGATGTCATTCCGTGAACAGAAAGAGAAAGAAGCGTCTGAACTTTGTGAACAAAGACGTTCTGAGATTCGTAATCTCAACAAAGCTTACCCGAAAGGTGAAAGCTATTGTAATGCTGCCGGATTATACTGGTAACATTAACTATTTACATTAAAATACTCGAGTAGCCTCTCTTGTAGAGGCTACTTATCTGAAATTGGATTGAACGAGATCAGCAGGCAGTGTCAATAAGTCCAAAATAGACATAGTTATCCTAGGATTAGCTGAATTAACAGCATATGTAGATATATATCTACTAAGAGTAAGTAAAGAAAAATTTGCCATGTGCGCTTTTGTATCAAATACAATGGTCTTGTACTACGTATGATGAGAGATTATCTGATACTAGTCTAATGACGATAAAGGAGCACAAAATCAATTTGAGTCTGAGTGGTCTTTGTACCCTTACGAGTATAGCTCTTCTGCTCTTGAGTAGGATTCTGAGCGCCGTATACAGACAGAATTTTCAAAATCTTAAATGAATATTATCTATGCTTTGTGCGAGTTACATGTGCCCCTAATTAATAATTTTTTAGACCAACATATGTAACAAGGAGAGTATTTGTTTATATTTTAGTAACAAGAGTAGGTAGTTTTGGTTAACTGCCTATTCACATTGACTGTTAGGTCTATTTAATCATCGTTTGGACAGGGGTTCGACTCAAGGGGTCGCTTATACAGAAATGTATATGATAAAATTGGGTGAATTCAAGGAAAGCTAAATAAAAAGCTCAAAATCAGCTTTTTACATGCTAATCTTGAGCTAAGCTTAAAGTACACTTTAAGAAAGTGCAGAGACTACTGGAGAACTATAGTGTTCTTAATTACCAGCTAGAGCGCCCAACATCTTAAGCAGCTTTGCTGTAAGATGAAGAAATAGTCCGTAAATAAACAAGTTCTTTTAACTTGTCCTCTGAAAGGAGGTTTCTGTGCGATAGCCGATGACAATTAGGACAAAGAGTTATTAAATTATTCATTTCGTTTTTACCACCTTTACATACTGGTAAAATATGGTGAATATCTCTTGGACCTAAATTCCATCCACAATTTGCACAGGGTAATTCTAATAATATATTTTGTAACTTTCTTGTGCCATTTTGCTCTGTAGCAATTAGCTGTCTGTAATGTTTACTTTTACATTTATTAGAGCAATACTTAGCTTTTGGATTAACTGATAAAAATTCATTGTTACATACAATACATTTACAGTGTTTCAAAGGTTTATTTGTATTACGACTTTTTGCAGCACAAGACAAACTACAAAATTTAGCATTGCCACGATTTAACTCTCTTGTATCTGCCATAAATATATTATGACAGAATTCACATTCTTTTTCTACTAACATAATTAATAAATATTTGTGTTATAAAAACGTATGTGGAGTTAGAAAGTTCTAATCGTTGTAAAATATTTAGCCCCTATACTCCACAGGTTTTCTAAAAGTGTAAGGTATTCTTTTCCTCTAATAGTTAGGATATAGAAATAAAGAATACGAGCTTGGGGTATTGTGGTTTTGACAGCGATAAGAGAGAATAGAATAGGTCAATAAAGCCAATAACTGGCAAAACTTTCGTATCTGACTATACTCGCCTGAGTGCTTGAGAATAGTCAAACGGCTAAGCTAATGTCGTAAAAAGCCTCGCATATCCCTGCGTGTAATAAATTGGTTAGGTGTTGTTGTAAGCTCTCGATCCTGTAAAATATTAGAACTTAATAAGACAAAGTAGTATTATGGTAATACGCTAGAAATAGAGATGGTGGGTTCGAGTCCCACTCTTTGTCCTTCCTTTAACTTGTTAAATCATAATAATACAGAAACTATGAAATGGTATCAATATCTTATCTTACTGTTTTTAGGTATTGTTATATTCATTGAATGGTATATCATTACTGATTTACTAAATCATATGTAATATGGCAAGAGGTAAGAAAAAACGTGGTGAGAAATATAGACAAAGAGATTTTACTAGTAAAGCAATGAGCTGTATTAGTAATAGTTATTGTAACACTATAGACGATTTATCATTACTTTGCGATATTAAAAAAGAAATTCATAGATTGCACGGAATAGGGATGATTTCTCCCTTTATAGCTTATGAAATAATTTCTAATGTCAGCAGAAGAGCAGTAAATTTATGACCTATTTGATCTATAAAGTATTATTAAATTTTTAATCAATAAAAATGAAAAGCGTATGGGTGTAAAAGACGCAATTAAAGATCGTATGCCATCAGAATGGTATATTGCTCTACGTCAACACAGAGTGTTGACAAAGTTTGTTAATTATGTGTATACTAGGTTTGTACCATATGAATGGCGCAAGAAAAGTGCTGCCAAGAATATGCACAGACATTCTGTAGCTCGAATAGTACACTTATTTGAGAATACTGGATTTCTAACTTTATTCAGTCCAAATGACCCTGATTATAGTAAGTGGAATGAAGTATATAATACTATTTTAGAAAATCAACAGAAATGGAAGTAAATACACAAAAGCCAGCAATTGAAGTCACTCGTTGGGTGAGATTCAATACTCCAGGTGCAAAGGAAAAGATGCTTGAACTAATGCAATCAAGTTCTAGTAAAACATCGTTTGCAACTAAAGTTAAAGACAAATTCAATTTGTCCATGAATGATGCGTTGTTTGTAGCAAATCAATTCTATAAAGAGTAAAATATGGTCGAATTAACAAAAGCAGGTTTGTATATTGCTCAAGGAGCAACAACAAACGTATTAATCCGTGTAGTCGGAACTGCTCCGATGTTAAACATTGTGAGCGGAGTGCTATTGAATAAAATGGCATCTCCAAGTGGTGAAGTTGTAGTATTAGGTCCTAATGATCCTGAAATTCAGGATATTATTTGTAATCCTAATGATTATATCTACGAATTACCCAGTATCAGCGAATCAATCGAAAAATCTGGATTTGAGAAAGAGGTTAACAAGAATGTCGAGTATAGTGACAAACAATTCAATGAATGGGTTGGCACATACAAAGAATATTTATCTTTGTATAAAGACAATTGGGAACCAAAATTCACAATCTATCTACTTAAGAATACAAGGTATTCTAAGTCACAGGTAGGTACTATTTTGAAGGAAATTATACGTCGTACTAAAATGGCACAATAATGAATACAGAAGTACCTCCAAATTTGTGTATGTATAAAGATACTCAGATTACTTTTGACGAGTTAAAGAAAGAAATTAACAAGCGCTTGAATGCAGAATGTCAATATTATCCAGCTAGTGTACCTATTGTTATTGACCAAAATACAGTAACACCATTTCCAGTATTTACTGGTAGATGGAAAGAGGGAGAAACATGGTATGGACTTATGCATGTTAATAATGGTGACGGTGCATTGCTTGCAGGTCTTAATTTAACTTGTCGCACCAATCGTACTATTAGGTACATTATTGATTGGCTCGAAAGAAACTTATTCAACTATATGTTATCTACTATTGCTACGCAAAGTAAGACAGAAGTGGTTCGATTACGAATTGGATATAGTATGATTATGTCTGTAGAGTCAATTGATAAATCTACATTGCTCCTGTATGGTAAATGGATCCAAGATTTATATTGGGCCCGTAAAAGAGCAATTACAGAATGGAGAATCGATAATATCGAAAAGATACCATTCTAATACGGTATGCGGTCATTGGGTTGACCGCATATCACTATAATCTAGCACTATGAAAGAGGAAGAAAAACTTTTAGTAGAGCAAGCTAGAGAAGGTTCTGAGAAAGCATTCTCAAAGTTATATCAAAAGTATAATAAAACTATTTGGTTTACTATTTATAACATTGTTAAAAACAGTGATGTAGCAGATGATTTAACATCAGTAGTATTTACAAAGGTTTACGAGAAGCTTCAAACTTATGTAAATCATATTTCATTTGAAATGTGGTTAAAAACAATTGCAGTTAATACTTCAATTGACTACATAAGAAGAACTAAAAAAGAGCAGCTTAACAACTATATTGATGATGATGAATATGCTGGTCAACTTGATTCTAATACAAAGAGTCCTGAAGAACAGATGATTTTAAGTCAGAATGTAGAAGTTATTATGAAATGTATTCCATTGCTTCGTAAGAAGTATAGGGATCTTATCTATGCTCGCCTAGATGGGAAGTCTTACCATCAAATATCTGAAGAGCTTGCTATTCCTGAGGCAACCGTGAAAACGTGTCTCAACAAGGCAAGAGCAAAACTAAGACAACTTTTTGAAGATTATAAATAACCAATACTTACAAATTATGGCAAATGTAGTTGGATTATTGCTCTTTGCAATAGTCGTTCTTTATGTAATCGCGATGTGCATGAAGGACCCAAAAGTCTTTACTAGAGCTATTATGTTACTAGTATTAGGCTTGGTTGTAGGTGCAGGAGTAAAACACATTAAGAAATTAATGGAAACTCCTGAGAAAACTGTAGTAGCAGTAGAGGTTTCTAATCATCCCACACAGAGTAATTCTACATCCGTTGTATGGAATGCAGAATTAGCTAAACAAGACTCTGTGAGTCAGGAGCCTATATTATTAGAAAGTGACAACTCTATCGCTGAAACAGAAGGATTACCTACAGTGAGAGAAAAATGTGGTTATATAGATGATAGTTGAATGTATTTATAAATACGGGCAACATCATTTAAATAACTAGAGTAATTAACAATTTAAAAAACATTATCAAAATGTCTAAGAACAAAAAGAAAGCAGCAATATTGGCTGCTAAGAAAACAACTGTAACTAAAGTAGCAACAGCTGAATCTACTAATAAAGTAGAAACTACAAAAGTAGAAACTAAAGTGGAAAAACCTGTAGAGGAGCCCGCTCCTACGCCGGCACCAACTCCAGCTCCGGAAACTCCGAAAGTAGAGAAACCGAAGGCTGAGAAAGCAAAAGATAAAAAACAGGAAAAAGCCGCAGAAAAAGATAAGCCTAAGGTTGATATCAAACCGAAGGCTGAGAAAGTTGAAACTGTTGTAGCCGAGGAAGTGAAACCTGAGGAAACAAAGGTTGAAGTCCCCGCTCCGGAAGTCAAAGTAGAGGATCCTAAAAACAAACCAGTAGACATTGGTAAGGGTCTATTAGAAGCCGGAGGCAATGACCGTATTAGTCATGATAGCGGTATTACGCTGATGAAGATGTTTGCAGATGAATTCGTCAAAGACGATACTCTCAGCGAACCTGCTCGTAAAGCCGCTAAAACGTACTATCGTGGTCTGTTGATGTCTGAAATCCTTTTGTACGGAGCTCAGGTAGAAGCAGACATGCAAACGTTCGGTGTTCGTGTTAACCGCGATGTATTTAACGCCTTACAAGAGGAAGCTAAATCTATGTGGGGTATCGAACTGAAAGCGTTGCCTGATAAAAAGAATGATCAGCAGATGGTAATCGACTTCACTGGTTCTGACATTCCTAAAGAGGTTAAGGAAGCTGCAAAAGCCGATGCTAGAGCCCGTACAGAGGTAGCAGCAATTCCTGAACCGAATAAGGACATGGAAGAATCAGAGAAGGAGAAAGTCCTTCGTGCAATTCTTGTTCAGTCAACTACGAACAAAAGTGTATTTGGAAAGATCAACCAAGCAATCGAATGGTGTCGTGTAGCTTATGGTATGGAAGACTCTCTTCCGGCACAGATTCTTGCATTCATTATGCTTAAAGTTGGTAGCTCTTGGAACGGCGCACTTGATGCCGTAACCAGTGCAATGTACGGTAGTCTTAATTCTGAACATACTGTTCTTGCACCTCACGCTCTGTTGAAGGCTTGGAATCCTACAGCAGATGATAAAAATATTTCACAGCTGGTAAGGGTATTTATCAGTCGTCATGTTGAAAAACAATGTGCATCGTGGAATGAAAAAGCTAAAGGACGTTTAGACATTGCAGCAACTGAAACAGGTGTTGCTAATAACTTAGTAATCGTAACTCATAATATTAAGTTGGGATTGCAGCAGAACGTTCTTGACGGTGTTCTCAAGAAGGAAAAGAAAATCCAGATTGTAGACGAGGACAAAAAGCCCTTTGAAACCGTCAATGGCGACAACGTTTATAAGAAATTATCCACTGCGTACGGTGATTCTGAATCTATCCTGAAGGACAAGATTGCAGAAATCAGTAAACTGTACAATGCGCCGGTTAATCGTCTTACTGATTACGTTGACAAATCCGCGTATGCTGAATAAAGCATCAATCAATGAAGCTCGGAAATTTAGCAATTGCTGCATTTGCAGTGATTTTTGGAGGGTTTATTGGATATGATCCATTTACCCCAAGTCAGGCAGTTCAAGCCGGAGAAATGGTTATTCCTCGTGTGGTAGACGTACCTAACAATGGAAAGAACCTGGCTCTGAATATTGATCTCAGAACTGACAAAGTAACTGTAGGAGAAACATCCGCAGATGCTACTGTGACCATAACAAAAGACGTTGAGACACGTCTAGAGTATAGAACAAAAGAAGTAGAAAAGGAGGTTTATGTAGAAAATACTATTAAGACAACAAAATTGCTTAATCGGCTTATGCCGCTTCCTAATCCACAACTTGGATTAAATCTTAGCCCGAAGAGAAACGGCGACCGCTAATAGAGAGTAATTAAGCGGTATATAAGAGCTATAGAATTACATTCGAAGGGCATCGTAAATGCTACGACATTCTGTTTAGACCTGATCAGTTGCAGATAGATTATAAGTAATACATGATACTGAAATGTTTAATAAGTAGCTACCACTACAAGTTATAACTATAGTATGATAACCTATTATAGTAGATTGATTACTTATCTACACGAAGAATATAATAGGAAAATGGGAGAGCGTGCATAACCCATAGTGAGAACCGGATTGGTGACTGAAGACGCAGTGATATGCAGTGAGCAGATTGCAGAGACTAAACAAAGCAGGGAGTATCGTTAACTTCCGTAATCGTTCGTGGATCAACTCAAAGATGAAATCAAGAAGGAACGATAACACGAGTGGTCACAAAAAGATGTTTGTAATCATGAACTGACTAACGTTCTAAGGATTGGCTCCAAACCCTCCTTTGCCCACTTACTTAGGTGTAAGAGCATAAAGCATATACTACTACAGTGTTTCTGTATTATCACGTTGACTAATGAAATATTAGACTATACTGTCTATATAGTTTAATAAGAGGAGTAATAACACCTCGTTGGATTGAAATCATTTAATTGGAAGTGAGTCTACAAGGTAGATTTAAAGTAATACATCTGAAGGTAGAATTTTTGAAGTTAAATTAGCACTAGAAATTGACATGGCTGAGTGGCTATGGCCCATATGCAAGACTATCGTTGTTAGATAGTGTGTATGACAGGTTACCCGGATTAGGTGCCAAACCTATACGCAATGATGTGAACCTAGAGTTAGCATCTGAGAAGTAAATTGCGTGTCTACAGCTCATACTTACAGTTGCAACACTGTATTGTCCATTAGGGCAAAGTGATTTGAAGTATTTAACTGCAAAGAGTGACTATGTTAAGTGATGTCACTATAAAACCCTAGAGTGCTTTGCAACAGGGATATAATCTTAACTTGCGATTTGAGGCCGCAATAAGTCTGAATTGTGTATAATCTGATTAGTATAAGGATTATATTTGTAAGAGGAAATGCGAGACCGTAGGACTGGAACTACGTATGAATTTCAGACAAAGTAAGCAAAGTATCTTTAACTAAGTTTTCTCAAGTGAGCAGCGCATACATCCAGTATGAAGCGAAGCAAGAGATCATAAGAGGCCGACACGAAGCAGAAGCAATTCTGTGTATTGCCCTGACGAGCATTCCTGTATGTGAGGTAACATAAGGATTGTAAGAACTCGTTGGAGAGTGCCTACGCTGAAACGAACAGCTATACCAAATAAGGAGAGAATGAACATGTTTAACTTAAAGCATTAAAGAGTATTGTTAGTAAATCACCTGCATGAAGTTTATACTTACGAGTATAGATGAATTTGTAAAGAACTAATTTGAGTAATTCCTTACTCTTTGAGTACCAACCGTTACGCTGACATAAGAAACTCGTAAAGTATAATGCGCAACATTATACGTAAGAGAACGCTGAGGCCTCCATTAAGGCTGATTAGGTGGAAATCCTAAGTATTCGTGTACTATAAATAAAGAATCCCTGATAAGGTCAAGTGGGTGTCCTGAAAAATCGGACAGCTTGTGAGTTTTGCAACTTTTAGATAAAAAGTCCCTCAATCGCCTAGATTGTTGTAATGCTGATATACTTGGAGATTCGTTGAATTGATGATAAGTTGTTTATATTGCATCTAATAGTGATATGAACTAGGCACAAAAAACTGTTTCGTATTGATTGATCAGCTACAGTAAAAAGAAGGTCTGATCCGGGCATGTGTCACAGCTATTATATAGTGACATTACATATTTATTTTTGTTTTCGATATTTTTACGGCAATAGAAATTACCAAAATTATCAAACATTTACAGATTTTGGATGCGTAGTGTTACTCTAAGTCATTGAATTGACCAATTCCATCTGTCTACTTTCATAGCTTTTTTAAAGCGGCTCTAAGAGACTGAGCAGACTAACTGAATTGAAGAGAAAAGAGTAACATGCGAATTTTAAAAGTAAAATTAGTTATTAATCCACCCTATCAAAAAAGGGTATAAATCAAGAAAGGAACAAAAAATTATGGCAACAAACAATTCTAATTTCGACATGAACAAGTACCGGGCTATTCTGGCTACTTGGAATCTTATTGGTCAAACTTTGTGTTGCATCGAAGCTGACAATATGGACCTGAGTCACAATGACAAAGTACGTGAAGGTCTCTTACGGCTTACTAAGCCCTTACGGAAATATTCAATCAAAATGATTGACATTACTTCTGCTAAACTCGATCCACTTCCGGATGAAAACGGTATGGTTATTACTCTGAATGGTGATACTACCTTGCAGTTCCCGCTTGCTCCGTGTGAGTTTAAAGAAGTATCTATGGAAACCGTTACGGCTGCTATTAAGAAAATGGAAGATACCAAGGAAACTACGTTCTTCCGGGATCTCAATCGCCTGACTGATGTTGTTACTAAGCTGAACAAGATCGAGAAGAAGAAAGCAGATGACCTCTTGGAAGAGATCGTTGGCTGGTCTTCGGCTTATGATGACATCAACAAAATTCTTGTAACGAACAATGACGAATATTACCGGTCACTCGGATTGAAGGAGTAAGTAGGCTATGAAAGGAGTACAGTTAATTTCTGAATCCCGTAAAAAACTACTTCGGTTACTCTTAGAGGATCCGCGCATTGGTGAATTAGTTCTTGTAAATGGAGAAAAAGCAGCATCTGTAGTTATCAAAGACGATGGGTCGACAACTTTCAGATCTGTTCCAGATACTTGGTGGGCATGGCTTTTCCGCTATGGTCATAAAAGAACTATGTCATTTTCGGATCTAGCGTTTCTTATTAGAGATGCACTTGCTCGGTATACACCAGCTTCGAGTAGATTCCGGGATGCAATTAAGGACGAGATTGTAGATCATGCTATTGACAGTAAGAACTATGATTACGTCGTGGACAGACTGTTTTTAAACGCTATTCTAGGTGTAACGGAAGGCGAATATAAACTCAAACGTGGAGGTGAATTACGGCAACCTGACAACAATAGCTGTAAAGACCAAGGGACAAATTACCGGAGAGTAGGTAAAACTACAATCGGAATTGATCTAGGTGGAGGATGTATTCCAGTAGATCTTTATATCGAGGAAAAGTAGTATCTACAATCTAAAAAACAATTCGTTCAAGTTTAAGCGTTAAGCAGATGTAACGCTTTATTATACACTTAAAATTGAACAAAATTTCTGTAATATCTAAGTAACAAAGTAAAAAGTATATGGATGATGTATGAAGTATATGAAATACGGAGTAACAAGGATAAAGCACAAATTCTGTAAATTTTAAGAGCCTCAAGACGATGGGTCGAGGCTTCTTAAATTTACTTTTTACACGCTCGCAATACGTACGCCGTAACTGACGTATAATAAGGAAAGCCACGAGAAGAAGAAGTGTGCTGCTAGATCGATTTAGATGCGAGCACAACAGGTAACGGTTTCTAGTATATTTAATCAACATAAGTATCAACTAAATATAAAAGAAATCAAATGAATAACAATATAGTAAAAGTAGACTATTTAATAGCAAAACGTGACCAATTAACTGCTGATATAAATAAATATTGGCGTATCATAAATACTGAGAATGTAATCAAGAAAGGATTCAGTCGTAATTACGATATGAAAGTTCTACTTGAGAAAATCAAAGAACTTTATGAAGAGCAGGTAGTAGTTAAACTACGTATCCAATGTGTAAATATGGGTATGAAACTAAAGGAGTTATCCCCAGATGCTAATGTAGTTAATATCTATCGTCTATCTGCTATGAAGGAATATAGCATTCGTCTTGGAATTGTAAATACTATCAATCCAACTCAGAAGGCTAAGAAAGGGAAACGTAAACTGCCGGTAACAGAAGTGTTAACGCACAACTACATTAAAGCCCGTCAGGCTGAATGTCAGTTAGTGATCAATGAACTCGATAAGAAAGTTAAAGAGTTCAATAGTAAAACAGAGGTAGATCTCTCCGAGGCACCAATGTACCTTGCTGCATAAGTAGCAATTACAAAAAAGGGCGAGAAATCGCCCTTAATAAACCTATTACAAACTATTTAAATTTATCAAAAAATGAATAAGACATCTCAAGTGAAGAATAATACATATATCAACTATTGGACAAAACAAGGTTTAGCAAGTAAGAAAGCTAATCAGGAACAAAAAGTGAGAGATAACAATCGTCATTATATGCTTCGCCATCCAATACTTGATGAACTAACGTTTGTGACGCCAGCAAAGAAAGAGCTTACCAAGAAGGCTCCGAAGTCAGAACGTTATGAAAAATTGCCGTTTAGTCATAAACACAATTTACTAGTTGCACAAGCATACGGTAAAGAAAACCGGTTGCTTAAACAACAAACTGCTCGTGCACTTCATGAAAAACGAATCAAGGAGATCATTGAGCAACAGAAGGATTTTCGCTTTAAAAAGACGCAAGAGTCCCGAAAGAAGAAGGAAAAGACTAATTGGTTAGTAGTATACCGATTAGATCGCAATAAGCTTCCGTATGCTTTTAGTAGTAACCCTAGTAATAAGAGTATAGAGGAACTTAGACGCATCGGAGAGGGACTTCGTGACAAGTTAGAACAGAAATGGGAAGACTTTGCAAGTATTCGTATATATACACAAGAAGGTATAAAGAAAGATTATCCACGTTATTATATATATAAACATGCCGCGTAATCCAGATCAAGTTGACTGCATTATGATTAAAAGGAATGCAGAGAAGTCCATAAAAGTAAATGGGCAAGTACGATTAGGGCAAGCAGTATTTGCAGAAGCATATCGCTTGTACCCAGATGCCACAAACAATCTACGAAATACAAAGTACGATTGTTACTATGACGATTCTAGAATAGATTTATTTCTACTAGAATTACAAACTTCATAAATGATTGTTTAAACGTAGTTTTCTCGTTCTAGGAAAAACGAGATGTTTCCCGTATTACTTATATAAGGTTAGTAGTCTTTGTAAAATCCGACTGGTCTAATAAGGTTTAAGACAGAAGGTTCGAATCCTTCTACGGGATCTAAACTAATCTTTAATTTATATGCAAATCAGAGGTAAAACCGTATTTGTATATGATATCGAAGTATTTCAAAACATCTTTCATTGTTCTGTTCTTAATACAGAAACAAAAGAAGTACATAAGTTTGAAATATCTTCTCGTAAAAATCAGTTATCTGAACTTATATCATTCTTTAAACAAGTAAATTCACCTGTTTCATGGAATGATAATTATACTACTAACTGTAGTATTGATTCAGATAAAATATTCTGCGGTTATAACAATTTACATTATGATAATCCTGTCATCAATTACATTATAGAGTATGAACATGTACTTGCTGAAAGGCCTGTACCTGTAATTACTAATTCTATATTTAATCTAAGTAGAGAAATTACTAACTCTGGAGAGAATATAGAGAAATGGAAGAGATGGAAATATCAAGTATGGTTTGATAGCTTTGACATTCTTACTATGCTTTACTCTAATAAACTTAGAGTAGGCTTGAAAGAAATTCAAGTTACTATGCAATATAAGAATGTACAGGAATTTGTATGTGATTGGAGTAAGCCTTTACCTATTGAAGATTTTGACAGTATGATAGATTATAATATCAATGATATTGAATCTACTTCTGCATTACTTGATAGGTGTAAAAAAGATATTGATTTGCGATTAGCTATTGAAGACGAGTATGGTGTAAAAGTTCTTAGTAAAGATGGAGTGAATATTGGAATGAAAATTCTAACTCACAAATATCTTGAAAAGACAGGCTTAACATGGTGGGATATTAAAGACTTAAGATCTCCTCAAGCCTATATACCACTGAAAGATGTTATATTACCTTTTATCAAATATGATAGTCCTATACTTAAATCTGTACTAGATGAAATGAAAACTCAAGTAGTTTCTCCTGGCAGAAAAGGTTATGAAAAGAATTTTGTATTTGGTGGATTAAGGTATACTGTTGGAGTTGGTGGAATTCATTCTAAGAATGATCCTGAAATAATAATTCCAGCAGAAGACGAAATGCTTATCGATATTGACGTAGCGTCACTATATCCAAGTATGTTGATAGAATATGGGTTTTATCCTAAACATTTAGGTCCAGAATTCTTAGAAGTATATTCTCAGATTAGATCTGAAAGAATAGAAGCTAAACATAACGGAGATAAAATTAAAGATAGTACATTGAAGTTAGCACTTAATGGTTTGAGTGGTAATCTTCAAAATGAACATAACTTCTGTTATAGTCCGTTTGCAGTAATGCAGATACGTATTAATGGACAGTTATTGTTACTAATGTTAGCGGAGAAATTAGTAGAGCTAGGGTGCCGAATAGTACAAGCAAATACTGATGGTTTATTTGTCTTACTTAAGAAATCTATATATGATAAAGTAAACATCGTATGTAGAGAGTGGGAACAATTAACTAAACTAACATTAGAAGAAGATCGTTTTGAAGCTATGTATCAGTATGCAATCAATGACTATATTGCGGTCAAAGAGGGATATACTGATATACGAGATCGTTTTCTTGCAGGAGAACAGATTGTTCAAAAGAAGAAAACAGGAGAACTATATAAGTCTATCGAACAAATTCAGGATGACTATATTAAGCAAAAAGGAATGTTCATTACTAAAGTACAATTAGGTAAAGGGCTAACTCCTAAGATTATACCAGAAGCAGTTATTAAATATTTTGTTGACGGTATTCCCGTAGAAGATACTATTAAAGGTTGTAAAGACATTAAGAAATTCTTAATGGCTGAGAAGACTGGTAAACAGTGGAATGTAGAATATATGAAAGAAGATATTCAAAGAACTAATAGGTTCTATGCATCTACTAATGGTGGATATCTATGGAAATGGAAACAAGTAGGTAATGCTGAAAAGCAATATCAGAACATGCTTGCTGCATCAGGTGTAACATTACTTAATAAGTTTGATGACAAACCAATAGAAGATCGTAAGATTAATTATAGATATTATTTAAGAGAATGCTATAAGATAATCGAAGATTTAAAACCAAGACAGTTATCGTTATTTTAACATAACTTATCACACTGTATCAGAATCTAGATAAATGTCATAAAGTGAAACTTTTATGATACTAGAATTAGATACATCTCTGTTGAAGAAATTCAATATATCAATAAATCAGTTAGTATTTATTAATCTTGTATTGAGCGAAAATCAAAATAATCATCAAGACGTTCACGAACTTCTCAGCCGAGTAAGTGACGAAGAGATACAAGACTTAATTCAACGTAACATTATCGTAGAGACTATAACTGACGATAATAAAATTTATAGAGCATCTGAACAACTTACTGAAGTAACTAAGAGTGAAAAAGAAAGTATGTTTGATGAATTCTATGAAGTATTTCCAGTTTATGTTATAAGACCTGATGGAACTAAAGGGTTCTTAAGGGCTAATGTAAACAAATGTCGTAAAGAGTATAATAGAATCATTGGAAAATCAAGAGCTATGCATGACTACCTGTTAGGATGTCTGAAGTGGGAGATTGACAATAAAGTAACTTCTGGTAAGTTAGGTTATATGAAGACGATGTGGAAATGGCTCACTCAACACGAGTGGGAGTGTTACGAAGAGGAAATGCAACTATCACAACAAGCAAAGGAGGCCCAGTATGGAACAAAAATCCTTTAATACTTTGCCATTCAAGTCTATTTCTGAAGTAGCTGATGAATCGTTAGAATACATCCGTAAGAGAAAAGACAAAACTATTATTCCACTTAAGACTAGATGGAATAAGTTTAATAAAGTATGTTGTGGTGGTATTGAGCCAAATATGATTATCACTATTGCTGGAGGCAGTGGTAGTGGTAAATCTGCATTTGCAAATACACTTGAAACTGACTTAATTGATTTAAATCCGGATCAAGAGATAGTTATCCTATCTTTTAGTTATGAAATGTTATCTTACAGACAGGTAGGTAGAAAACTCAGTAATAAATTGAGAAAAACTACAGCAGAACTCTATAGTTCTGATCAAAGTCTATCTAATACTGAATTCAACAAAATTGAAGAAGTTGCAGATAAGATCAAGAAGTATCCAATATATTATATTGATACGCCAAGTACTGTAGAGAACATGGAAAAAACTATTGATTACTTTCACGAGAATATAGCTAAAGGCAAATGGCTTATAGTTATACTTGACCATGCTCTGCTTGTAGAGGGCCAAGGTGAATCTGAAAGAGGTACTATTGTCGATTTACAGAAAATGTTTATTCGTAAAAAGAAGCTTTCTAATACGAGTATTATACAGATTTCACAGATGAATCGAAATATTGAACAACCGGATCGTATTAACAACCCTTCTATGCATTATCCAATGCGTAGCGATCTTGCAGTATCTGATGCTATTTTTCAGGCTAGCGACTATGTGACAGCTCTATCTCGACCAGAGTTGTTGAATATAACAGCTTATGGTATAGACCGTCTACCTGTAAAAGATAAAGTGTATCTTCATTTTCTTAAAGTAAGAGATGGAGAACCATTCATACTAGAATTCGAGAACGAGTTGAAATATGGCAACTTAGTCGAAAAATAAAATGCAAGAGATTATTTATTTACTTTAAAATTAGGCTGAAATGAAATCTTTTACAATTACACTTCCGAATAAAAAAACAGACGCTCGTGGCATATACAAACAGTATTTGTTAAATCAACTGAATAATTCATATCCTGAATTGACTATTGACGGTATTGATGGACCTGAGACTGAAACAAGTTATCAGTATATCGGTCCGGGAGAACGTGTAGGCTTTGGATGTAATCCGCGCTATCACGTGTCTAAATGTATGTGTCCGTTTAATAATAACTGTTGTAATTATAATCTTGCAACAGATTTTGAACGTGCATTAAAGAAATTGCATGATTATGCAGAGATGTGTAATCTACCTCGTGGGTATGACTATAAAATCGGAGGACTTCCGGTACGAGAATATGATTCGTATGTTCAGGTTGGTAACACAATCATTCCGAAGCGTAACAATGTTTATTGTTTGGAAAATCTATCACCATATCAAAGAAAATTCGTTCTGAATTTCATCATGGTGGTAAACAAAACTACAACCGTAATTAATCTTTAATTATACTACTTTACTCAACTTTTTCAGATTCTTTCAGATAACTTTTTCAGATTCTTTCAGATAACTTTTTCAGATTCTTTCAGATAACGTAAAGCAGTATCTAACAAAACAAATATGTTAGTACTACCTACTGAAAAGAATGCGCCAAAGGTACAGAATCCTAGATAACTGGGCTATTGTATAGTGATATATAATAGAATTTCTCTTAATTGCTGGAAACTCTGACCATGCAATAGTGAAGACAATCAGCAGCTAAGCCGGTAAACCGGAAAGTTCAACGACTATCCCGGAAGGGAGTACATCCAAAGTGATTGTGGATGGAAAAGGAGAACGTCTCATAAGAGACGAAGATATAGTCTTATCTGCATAGTGATATGCAGCAGTTCATAAGAGAACGTATATAAGAGTAGCGTCTTATATAGAAAATATTGAGATTTCTGATCTTATTTGGCAAACCAAAATCTGGTAAAACTACATTGATTTCTAAGTTAGATGGCTGTCTTATAGTCGATTTAGAGGGTGGCTCCGAATTTCTCGAAGCCCTCTCAATTCAGGCTAGAACAGTTAATGATCTTGGAGAAATCGCAAATGCTATTAGACAGAAGATTGCAGAGACTGGTAAGAGACCTTATAAGTATATTGCAATTGATAATGCCACTCGTTTAGAGGAGATATGTCTACCATTTGCAGCATCTCTGTATAGACAAACTCCAATGGGTAAATCATTCAAAGGAGAAGATGTTAGACAGTTACCTAATGGTGCTGGATATCTCTATATTAGAGAAGCTGTAAAGAAAGTTATTAATATGTTCAAGGAACTATGTGATAACTTTATCCTAATTGGTCATACTAAAGATAAGATGATCAATAAAGATGGAGAAGAGCTCACAGAAATGGCTATTGACCTTGTTGGACGTTTAGGTGATATTGTCTGCGGGGAAGCCGATGCTGTAGGTTATGTATACCGTAAAAAGAATGAAACTATAATTTCGTTCGAGGGTGGCGATAACTCAGTAAGAGAGGCACGAGCTCCACATCTTAGAGGACAGAAAATAGCAATTGCAGATAGCAATGAAAACAATGAAGTAACCGTTCATTGGGATAAAATATTTTTACCAGAATAAATAAATTAGAAAGAACATGTATAGTAAAGAAAGAGCCTTAACAATAGCAAAGAAAGATGTAAAGTTTATTCCTACAGGAATTATCGAAAACGTAACATTAAAATCAGCAAGAGTAGCCAAATCTCCTACCGGAAAAGATTTCTTGGAAATCACTTTCGAGAAGGAAGGAGCAACTCTTACGCAAACAGAGTGGAAGCCTACTAAGTTCGAAGGTATGACTGACGAACAGCTTCAAGCAAAAGAAGATACTCAGTTTTCGCGTATGATGCAGATTTTGCTTTGTTTCTATAAGAATGAAGAACTAGTCTTTAATGGTACTAGCTTTGAAGAATTTGCAAACGAGGTAGTAACATATCTTAATAATGCAGACAAGTCCAAGCTCTTACGTGTTAAAGTAGTTTATAATAAAGATGGTTATACTACTTTGCCTTCGTATGCAAAGTATACATTTATCGAACCTATGGTATTACCAGAAGGTTCTGCATCCGCTATTGTTGAATTAGGTATTGACCAATTCACAAAACCGGTAACAGCAGACAGTGAAAAGACAGTAACAAATTTGGCTACTTCACTTACACTGAATGCTATGGGTACTTCTTCTGTTAATTCATTTACTACAAATGATTTTACTTCAGGAGAAGATTCAAACCCTAATCAATTGCCGTTCTAATAGAAGAATAACGGCAACGAGAGAGTGCGTCTGCAAGGTGCGATAAGATTATAAAAATCTGTATCATATTTAGGACAGTTTAATTCATTAATTGAGTAAATTATGCTTAAACAGGGAGTGGTTCGATTCCACTACTCTCTCCACGTTTTTATTTATCGAATTATTTACAAATTTTATCATATCATGATTGAGATTGAAAAACTATGTAATGTAACTACTTTTCAAGGGAACGCTCCTTTTGAAGAAGCTAGTACTACACCAACTAATGGAGAAGATGGATCGGGAGATCCTACTCCTCCTACCAGAAAGGAAAAACCTAACTGTGATGATTTTATTGATGTAAAAAGTAAAACATCAATAAAAGATTTAAAAGTAGGTGATACTATCTTTGCTACTATTAATAGTAGTATTAAAGGCAAAGAAGGAAAATCTATACGAGTAAATCCTACAGGATTCTTTCTTGTTGTTGCTGTAGATAAGAATGTAACAAAAGGAGGATACAAATTCACATTACGTAGTGAAAGTGGAACTGAATATAAAACTTCTAAATCAGGTATCCAGTTACGTAGTTATAGTGATTTACAGTCTAAACTCGAAGAATTGAAAAAAGCTATAGAAGAAGCTGAGAAACAGGAAGAAGAAAGAAAGAAGAAAGAGGAAGAAAAGCGTAAAGCAGAGGAAGAATTTAAAGCAAAAGCTATTGACTTTGCTAAACTTGAACCTGAAGAAAAACTACTTAAGACTATCGAATCTGGTGTAACAAACATTTGGATGGTAGGACCAGCAGGTTGTGGTAAATCAACTATTGCTCGTAATGTAGCAAAACAACTTAATCTTCCTTACTTGTGTATTTCTTGTGGTATCGGTACTTCTGCAACTGAGTTTGTAGGATATAAGTATCCGGAACGAGAAAGTACGAAATTCAGCGAGTATTATAATAAACCGTCTGTAATTCTTATTGACGAGTTTACTGCATTGGATCCTGCTGTAGCACAGGTATGTAATGCCGCTCTAGCGAATGGTGAAATTGAGACTACAACAGGTCTTGTTCATCGTCATCCGGAGTGCATTATTATTGCTACTTCAAATACATTTGGTAATGGTGCTGATCGTCAGTATGTAGCTAATAACCAGTTAGATGCATCAACTATTGACCGATTTGTTGGAGGTATTATTGATGTTAATTACTCTGACAAGTTTGAATCTCAATATGATGAAGAGGTTGTTAGTTATGTTAACTCACTTCGTTGCATCATTAAAGATGAACAGTTACGCCGTATTGCTTCTACTCGTATGATTCAAGCAGGTCATACAATGAAGAATAACTATTTTGCTGATTGGAAAGACCGATTAATTATTAACTGGTCTGATAATGAAAAACGAATTGTGTTTGATCGTTTAAACAATCCACTATCAACTAATGATCGTTATCAAGTTAAATATGCAGCATAATGAATTTATCTATTAAGTTACCAAGTGTAGAACAGTTCTATATTGAAGCCGACAAAGTTGAAGAAACCGGTCGACTGAATATATGGGAAGAAATGGATAGACGAAACGATCCAGAATGGGTAGGTCTATCTAGAGAAAAGATTCTAGAAAGTAAGTTTTCTTACAAAGAAGGTCTAGATAATCTTAAGAAAATCGAAGAAGATTTATTTCTTGGAGGTTCAAGAAAGGAATATAAGTATGACGAATTTGATGGCGATGATATGAATTATGATCGGTTCTTAGAACGGATGCCTGCCATGAAAAAACGTATACGAAATCACGGTGCTGGACAAGGTAAGTTTATTAATTTACATGTTTGTATTTGTGAAAATTCCTGGTGTAGCTCTGAATCATTAATGATCAGAGCTTATACAGTAATGCGACTTGTTGATTATCTAGAGGATCAAGGTTATAGAATTGGTATTTCTGTTTATACAGATACTAAAAACGTTGGATCCTATAGAGGTGAAGATATTGACTTGTTGCATGTAGAAGTAATGGTAAAGAAGCCAGAGGAAACTCTAATTAAACCATTAATTCTAACTTCAGTATCTTCGTGGATGTTTAGATTCTGGATGTTCAAATTCAGAGCTGCTAAATTCTACGTAGATCCCTGTATGGGAGCATCTGCTTCAGTTAAATATACAGAAACCAAACAAGATATTTATATCGGTAGAGGTGAATGTTTAACTACAGGAGATGCTGCACACAAACTGCGGATGATTTCCCGTTTGTTTAATGATGATGTAGAGGAAGAGGATTAAGATATTTTTTAGATTAGCGCGTTAATCGACTAACTATACGCAAGTGTGATAGCGAGTATAACTAATCATGTTCAATCGAGCGTGCTCACGCCGTACACGTGTAGACCAAGAGTTGCGATGTTAGTTATATTAATCATTGGATCAATGATTACACAGGTTAGATTCCTGTTAGTTAGTTTAGGTATGCAGAGATTGGTTTCTCTGCATATCACATTAAAATCTATAGTTATGACTATCAGAAAATTACGTAAATTCAGAAAGATTAAGCGAGAGCGAGAACTTACTGATAATGAAAAAAGTTTCTTAGAGAAAGAATTAACTAAAATTGGAAATAAAAATAGATTTGACTATTTACACTATATGATTAGTGATCTGTTAGATTTAATTATACCTAATATTAAGGATATTAAACCTAATACATATGTAGTAGATATTAATTTCAATAGATTGTTTCTAGTTGAAGGTTTTGACTATGAAAGAGATCTATTATACTACAAAGAATCATATGATATCCGTGGAGGAGAAGTATGGAGCTTTTCATTAAGTGGTAAAGAAGATAAATATATACGTACAATTAAACCATATAGTCCTAGTGATGGTGAACTACATGGTGGAGTTTGTTCAATTGATGATGAAGCTGTTTTCAGAAAAGTACTAGATAGAGAACTATCTTTATTAAAGTAAAAATATGTACGATAAAAAAAGAGTAAAACTACCTACTAATATTACTTTAGATCTGTCTCTTATACACA